AACGCTCTTTTTCATTGTTGTATCTCCTATATTTTAAATGGTGAATAATTAAATACTGTACTGTGAACGGATTTCGAAAAGGCCGTCAGCCTGCTTCTCCAAGCGACTTGCATCGGCAGGGGTCATCAGATAGTAACCGGGAATGAAACCATCGGGGTTTTCGTCAACTATTACAATCATTTGCGGTATCACGCAGTGACGGATGCTTGAAAGAGCATTCTCGCGCTTGGTGAATCTCACCGGGCGGTTCTTCAATCCGAATACTGCCTGAAATCTCTTCTCGTTGGCGAAAATGCCTGTGAAATCCATTGTCTTCATTGTTGTATCTTTTAAACTGTTAAACTTTAATTCTTATGTGCAAATTTACGCATAGTTCGCGTACAATCCAAATTTCACCTATGTATTTTTGCCTTAATTATGCTAAAAGTCGGCATTTTAATCTATTTTTCCCTAAAAATATAGAAATTCGCTGATAATTACTCTAAATCTACACTAAAGAACTAATTATTGTTAAGAAATTGCTTAGTTGTGCTGCAATTTCATTATAAATTATTATATTTGCTGACGTTTTCATATACTACAGATTTTCGTATGGCCTTACAATCGTGTGAAGAGTTTCAGATGGCCGACATGATTATTGATGCCATCTGTCACGTCGGGGAGGTATCGTATGTTGATTTCCTCTTCGCTCCGAAAAGTACTACGCTGAGTACGCTTCGGGGTATCTGCTGCGTCTTGGCATGGGACTACAAGGTTCATGCACGGCGTATGGCAAAACTGATGCAACGGACACGCGGGAACGTGCTGAACCAGCAACGGACATACCGCCATTTGTTGCAAGCGAAGGACAAACTGTCTGTAGAGATATACGAGAAAGCGAAACAATATATAAAACTACAGATAGATGGAAAAGTATAGAGAACTTGAACAGGTCATTCCTGACACGCTGTTTCCGACTGATAACGATGCGGAAATCCCCACACTGCGGCTCGATATGCAAGCCGAGGACATTACTAATCCATTCCTCTGCTGGGGCGAGCAGAAACGTACAACGAACCTTCTTGGTCTTGGCTCGATGCACTTCTACACTGATGACTACCGTTACACGGCACTCTACGACCACCCCGAACAGATACTACGCGCCAATCCGCGAAACATCGTAGAGCCGAACTATTCGCTCTTCTCCGATATGCCCATAGCCTTCGGCATGCAGCGTATCTACAAAAAACGCTGGATAGCCCGCGCCATGCAAGACCGTGGCATCCGCATCTTCGTGGACTTGAACGTCAACCAGAAGTATTATAAACTCAATATGCTGGGCGTTCCGATGGGCTGGCATGCCTTCGCAACACGAGGCTATTCTGACCGCCTTGCTAACCTCGAATACGAGTATTCCATTGCTTGCTCATGGGCGAACGGCAAAGAACCGCTCTTCGTCATCTACGGTGGTGGCGCGGAATGTCGGAGGTTTGCGCAAACGCATCCCGGCTGTGTCTATTCGAATCCGCTTGTCACAACGAAGAACACGCTGAAAGCCTTGAAGAAGTTGCATGAAGGTATCGCATTCTTCAATGAAGAGTTCTCTGTCAAGGGTCTCGAACAGATGACCCCGTTCGACAAGCAACTGGAGGATTTTCGGGAGCATACGCGACTGGCGCAAAACCAGCAAAAAACGCTCGAATAAGGCAACCAAAGATTAAATCACCGACAAATAGCGTAATAAAGATAAAAACTAAGGTCGTTTTTGCAACTAATCGAAATCCTATCCGTAAATTTGCAACATGAACATTAAAAAATAAGTTTAACAATTAAAGATAGGAGATACAACAATGACTAAGAAAGAAAGTTTTTACTATGAGTTGATGAAGGTTCAGAACGAAGTCAGCATGAAACGCAACGGCAAGCCTTTTAAGGCAGTGAACCTCGAAGAGTACATCACGACAACCGCATTCCGCAAGAAGGCAGACCAACTCACTATGAAGAAGTTGGAGGAAGAGATGGCCGTTTGGCAGAAGCAACTGGACGCACTGAACGAGGAAGAGGCAGTCAAAGTTTGGCTCGAAACTGACGAAGGTAAGGCTTATATTAAGGCTCGCGAGGACAGGATGGCAGAGATTCGCGGTAATATTCACGCCATGCTCGATGAAGCACGGAAGAACGTCAGCAAGACCATAAAGATGCTGCTCGGTGAACAGTGGGACGTTCTTTCCTTCAGCACTCGCGCCATGACGGTAGGCATTGTCGAGAAGTATGACGAGGAAGGCTACCCCAAAGGATTATTCGGACACGACTTCGATATATCCTATGATATTGACTGGTTCAATAACAAGCAGTACCGCTGGGAAATGAACTACGGAACGATGGGCGGTTTCGACCTGACTGAGGATAACAGCACTCGCATCCAGCACATGGTTGGTATAGCAAAGTTCGCAAGCGACAAGGAGAAAGTTCCCGTACTCCGCGACTATATCCACAATATGGCAAAGGCCATCCGCACGATGGAAGAAGAATACTGGAAGTTGGAGAAGGAAGTGAAGAACCCCAAGAAGGCCGCATAATGAATACGCACGATATACGGGGCGCAAGTCCCGTATATTCTTGTTTATATGGTAAGACCGATATATTACACGGAACAATAAAAAAGAACGTAAATTTGCAACAAAAACAGTAAGGTTATGGCAAAAGGTAGTGGTACAACGAAGAGCGTTGGCGCGAGCGGTGCAAGCGCAGCGAGAATATTAGGTGGAGGGGCAGGAGTCGCATCAGGCAACTCTTTCAGTGCTTCTGCCAAGATTTCCCAGTTCGAAGGAGATTCCTCCCTCGATGGCGGTTACTATTCGCTGATGACGAAGGATGGTAAATATTCAATGGTAATCGAGACGGAGAACGGATATAATGAGGAGATGGGTGTCAACGGCACAACCATCACAATCGGAATACGGAAAGGCACGGGCAGTGTCGAGAATCTGACAACCTCGTTTGTGGATGCCGGTTCGACATACACGGAGAGTATGGGACATGAATATTTCAACAACGAAGCCGATGTGGCACGGAGAATCAATAACTCCATGCCTTACTATGCCGAGTTGGCGAACAAATGGATTAAGAAGAATGGATAAACGGTACATCCTAAACAGATAAATCATTGAGAATTGGGCGGCTTTCGGGTCGCCTTTTTACTTGTTTACTCGCAAACGTTTATAAATCGTTATAAACGCGTATAAAGCCGTAAATTTGCGCAAAAATCGATAAAACGACGTAAATGTATGGCTAAAAAACAAAACGCTCCCGAAACGAAGCAACTGGACTATACGCACGTACTGCCAGTCGCTCTGCTTGAAATGAATGACGGGCAGTTGGAAGGACTGCCTAAGAATCCTCGCTACATCAAGGACGAACGCTTTGCGAAACTGAAACTCTCGCTCGAAACGTCACCTGAGTTCCTTGAAGCCAACCCTCTGAAAGTCTATCCGCTCGATAATGGCAAGTACATCATCATAGGCGGTAACATGCGTTTCCTCGCTGGCAAGGAGGTTGGCATGACGGAGTTCCCTTGCTACATCTTCAAGAAAGAGACCTCGGTCGAGAAACTGAAAGAGTACGTTCTCAAGGATAACATCGCCTTCGGTTCGAACGATTGGGATGCTCTGGGCAACGAGTGGGACGTGACAGACCTCGAAGATTGGGGTATGGACGTATCCTTCCTCGCAGGTGACGATGGCACGGACATTGACGATTTGTTCGAGGAAGCGGGCAAGCAGGAGGAAAAGGCGAAGCTGACGAAAATCACCGTCGTCGTTCCCGAAGAACTGACCGAACAGTTGGGTGAGATAATGGAGGCTATCAAAGAGTCCGTAGCCGCATACGAAGGTATCGAAGTGAAGTAACGATGGATATTTATCTCGCTGGCGGTTTCAACGGCAATATGAGTCCTTTTTGGCGTGAGTATATAAATGGTACGGACGCTGGGCTTTCGGAGCAGGAATGCTACGAGAAAGGCCGTCATACGTTCTTGAAGGGCGAGCAGTCGAGTGCGCCTGAGTTCCGTGTCAGCGACCTCTCTATCTTGGAAACCTTCTTCTATGCCCGCAAGAATGAGCAGATACAACGGCTGTTGCAACGTCCGAAGAACTTCCTCTTGGATTCGGGCGCGTTCACGTTCATGTCGAACTCTAAGGTGACTGCCGTTTGGGATGAATACGTGGAAGAGTATGCATCGTTCATCAACCGCTACGACATCAAACTGTTCTTTGAACTCGACATCGACAGCGTTGTGGGAATCAAGGAGTTGGAGCGTTTGCGCATGAAACTCGAACGGATGACGAACAAGCAAAGTATTCCTGTGTTCCATCTGTCACGCGGCAAGGACTATTTCATCCGAATGTGCGAACAGTACCCTTACGTTGCCTTTGGCGGTATTATTACCGATGGGGTCAAGACCGCAACACTGGAGAAGTATTTTCCTTGGTTCATCGCAACGGCGCACAAGAACAAGGCGAAGATACACGGCTTGGGCTACACTTCGATAGCCGGTCTTTATAAGTACCATTTCGACAGTGTTGACTCTACGGCATGGCTGTATGGCAATCGTGGCGGTTTCGCCTATTCGTTCAACAAGCGGACAGGACATTTGGAGCAGACAAGCGTTCCCAAAGGGATGCGGATGCGCTCTCGTGCCGTTGCCTTCAACAACTACAGCGAATGGGTGAGGTTTTCGAAATATGCAAGGGAACATCTATAAATAGAAAGGACACAGGAACTATGAAAATATATCTTGCTGCACCGGGCGTTGTGAAAAAGGAGTTTCAGGAAGGTTTGATTGTTCCAGAGGATATTTATGTGCTGGAATCGTATTACTCCATGCAAGACTGGTTTAAACCCTTCATTCCTCGTTTTAAATCATTCCTTCTCGACTCGGGAGCCTTTACGTTCATGTCGAACGCGAAGAAGCACGGCAACGTGGACTGGCTATCGTATGCCGATAGCTATGCCGACTTCATCAAGGAACATAAGTGCCGTAACTACTTCGAACTCGATATTGATGCCGTCAAGGGCTTGCAATACGCTGAAATGCTCCGCAACCGCATCGAAGCCCGCGTAGGCTGGCAATCCATACCAGTATGGCACGTCTCTCGCGGAAAGGAGTACTTCATCAGTATGTGCCGCGATTACAAGTATGTCGCCTTCGGAGGAATCATAACGGATGGTCTATCAACGGCAACGCTCGAAAAATATTTCCCTTGGTTCATCAATACGGCGCACAGGAACGGTGCAAAGATTCATGGCCTCGGATATACGAACCTGAAAGGACTGCCTAAGTATCATTTCGATACCGTTGACTCCACAACGTGGACTATGGGAAACCGCTTCGGGCAACTGATGGAGTTCAAGAACGGAACAATCGTGAAGCATGACTCGGTTAAAGGTGGGGTGAAGGTACGCTCCATTAAGGACATGAAAGCCTGCGCCTTCCATAACTTCACGGAATGGCTGAAGTTCCAACGCTATGCGGAAAATAATCTTTAATATGTGTAATCTTAAATAAAGAAGAATCATGAAAGTATTAGTAATTTGTTCGGGAGGTCTCGACTCGGTATCGATGGCACTCCGCTACACAGAAGATGAAACCACGTTGATGACGTTCCAGTACGGGCAGAAAGCCAAGAAAGAGACCGATGTGGTGAAACTCCTTGCCGACAAGTACGGTATGGGCTTCAAACTCATTGATATTTCCTCGCTGAGTGAGATTTTCGGAAAGGAGAATCAACTGACGAACGATGTCAAGGTCGAAGATACCTATCAGAAGTCCATCGTCGTTCCACTGCGTAATGCCGTGTTCCTCCAAATCGCCATGGTCTATGCCTATTCGCATGGCTTCGACAAGGTGGTGCTTGGGTCACACTTGGATGATTGCATCCCGGTAAACGGAGAGTATGCCTTCCCCGACTGCTCCCCCGCCTTCTTCAAGTCGTTTGAGTTGGCAATGGATATGGGTACGTTCCGCTTCGAGAAACACGTCAAGGTCGAGACGGCTTCGCTGCTGGGCTTGCATAAGAAAGACCTGATTCAGTATGCTGCACAGAAGGATGCCGACATCTTGCGTCAAACATGGTCGTGCTATCAGAACGGCGAACATCAGTGCGGGGTCTGCGACTCATGCCGCAACCGTAAGCAGGCGTTCATCGAGGCTGGGGTCAAAGACGAAACGGATTACGCGGAATAGGAAGTATGGGAAAGCCTACGGGTAGTACGAGGATAGTACAGCCGTCCAATGCTTCGAAAGCCGCCAACCTCGCGGATTTCAACAACCGCATGGCATCGGGTCTGTATGATGTCGGGAACTCCAGTATCTCGACATCTACAGGCGCGTATGTCGCCTACATGACAGGACACGCGTACCATGAAGAGGAAATGGAAGCGGCAAAGGCTCTTGCCAATGCTGGCTTCAATGTCGTTCTCACTCCCGAAGGTGTCGGTTATGAGATTTATTCCACCGCCATTGTCAAAGGAAAGCATAAGTTCTCGGAAGGTACGGTAAGCCAGTTGACTTTCGAACAGCGCACCCCGCAAAGCATCGAAAAGGATGCGGAAACAACGATACGCGGGGCAATCAAACACGCCAACACCAAGCACTCGCAGATTGCGCTTATCTATGACCGTTATAACCTCTTTCATCGCAAGAATATCGAGGATGGTATGAAGTTATACCAGCAAGGCGATAAAACGTGGCATAAGAAGGTTAAGGCCGTATTAGTGGTAAATTCCAAAGGGCAGGTGTATGAGCATCAGTTCGAACCATAAAAAAAGGGGACTTTCACCCCTATGCTGGCTTAAAGAGGGTCACAGGCGGCATCGCCTACCCCGAAAACACGTATCAAGGACGTAAGATGCCTTCGTTTCGACCGAGAACCATTTTCGGAGGCAAAATTAAAAAAAATATATTGTATAACCAAATAAATTAAAGAAGATTATGATTTACAGTGTTTCAAAACGAATGGAGATAGCAGGCTCGCATAAACTGAAACTCTCCTACGAAAGCAAGTGTGAAAACCTACATGGTCACAACTGGATTATTACCGTCTATTGTGGCGCAAAGCGACTCAATGACGATGGTATGGTTTGCGACTTCAAGCACATCAAGGAAATGATACATGGCCGTCTCGACCATCAGAACATCAATGACGTGCTGGATTTCAACCCTACGGCTGAAAACATTGCGGCATGGATTGTGAACACCGTTCCCGATTGCTACAAAGCCGTCGTACAGGAGTCTGAGGGTAATATCGCCTGTGCCGTTGATGAAAAGGCAGTCGAGGAACTGAACGCACCGATACTCTAAGGAAAGGAGGAAATGCACTATGGAAGAGAAGAAATACCGCATCAATGAAATCTTCTATTCTTTGCAAGGAGAAGGAAGATGGGCTGGACGCGCTGCCGTGTTCATCCGCTTTTCGGGCTGTAACCTGAAATGTCCGTTCTGTGACACCAACTTCAAGGAGTACACGGAAATGACGTTGCAAGAGATTATCGAGGCTATCGCAGAATGGCACAGCTGCGCTTTCGTTGTGCTGACAGGAGGCGAGCCAACGCTACAGATGGATGCCGAACTCGTCAACGCCTTGCACACCGAAGGCTTCATGGTGGCCGTTGAAAGCAATGGCACACGTCCTCTCCCCGTTTTTGTCGATTGGCTGACTATCTCCCCCAAGACTGCCTATGTCGAGAATGCGAACGTTGTCGTTCAGTCATGCAACGAACTGAAAGTGGTCTATGACGGAGAGCATGAGCCAAGCACCTATGGAGTGCAAGCCGACAACCTCTATATCCAGCCATGCGATGTAGGCGATGAAGAAAGGAACACCGAAATCATTGCCGCTTGCGTTGCATACGTCAAGGAGCATCCGAAATGGCAACTGTCGCTCCAGCAGCAGAAAATCCTCAACGTCCGATAGCGTATGGGAAAGTCGAGACTGTCAAAGTTCCGTAGGCTGCTGCTCTGGTTGCTCATGCCGTTCGGAGTATATGAAACGCGCTGTCCTCGCCCACAAGTGAAGAGCGCAAGTAGGTATCATAAGTAACATTTATCTATTATGGCACAGAAAACAGAAAAAGACATCGTAATCGAGAAACTGGTTCGCCAGTTGCTTATTGAGATAGGCGAGAACCCTGACCGCGAAGGGTTGAAGGGTACGCCTGACCGCGTCTGCCGCATGTTCAAGGAAATCTATCGAGGCTACGACCCTGAGAAAGCACCGAAGATTACAACATTCCCGAATGGACTGGACGGCATAACGTATGACAACATGGTTATCGACCATGGCGACTTCTACTCTCAATGCGAACACCACATGAAGGATTTCTTCGGCAAGTACTGGTTTGCCTACATTCCGGCACCCGGTGGCCGAATTCTCGGCATATCCAAAATCGGGCGCGTCGTGGACTACTGCTCTGCCCGCCTTCAAGTACAGGAACGCCTTACGCATGACATCGTACAGATGTTGAAGGACGCACTCACGAAGGACGGTGAGCCTGACCCGCTCGGCATCGCCCTCGTCATGAAAGGCCGTCATATGTGCAAGGAGTCTCGCGGTTCTCGGAAGAAGGGTATCATGACAACGACAGTCGTTGAAGGAGTGTTCCGTGATGATCCTATCGTTCGGGAAGAGTTCATGCATCAGGTCGGTAACGTAACGGAAGTATAGCGACTATGGCAGTGCAACGTAACAGACGGCTCACTCCCAAGGGGCTTCTCGAAAAAATGGTAGGCAGGAAGATTGACCCCAATCTCCTGCCAGCCATTCATAAGGTGCAAATCATGGAGTTCCTTCTGACTTGCCCAGCAAGCGAACTGACGGAGTATCAAGGCAGCGATAACCCTTCGTTCATCTGCCAGTGCGCGGATATGCTTCGTGAAGGAAGAATGCTCGAATTTACACAGGTTCTCAACCTCTGCCGAATAATGGCAAGGGAAGATGCTCTTAACGCGAAATAACGTCTTTTTACGGCGATTTACCGCTTTTTATGCAATTATACGTTAATTAGGAATAAAATAGGAAGTATGCCCATCAGTAAAGACCCAACGAAACGAAAGAAGCAGTTGGAAAACCTCAAAAAAGGAATGGCGAAGAAAGGTGACGTGCTGAATCCGAAAGGCCGTCCGCGAAAAACCATCCGTACCGTCATCGCGGAGTTCGAGAAGAACGGTCTTATCGTTCCTTCGAATGACGAGATAGGAAAGATGTATCTCTATATCGCAACGCTCAATGAGGAAGAGTTGAAAAGGGTGCTGAACGACAAGGAACAGCCCATGATGACACGTATCATCGCCCGTGGTGTCCTCTCGAAGAAAGGACTCGATGTTATTGACCGCATCGTAAATCGTGCCTACGGACAGCAGCAGCATATCGACATCACAACGAATGGCAAGGATATAAAGAACGAGCCGATGACGATACGCTTCATCGCATCAAAGGAGGAACTGGAGAAAGTGCAATCCGAGATTCCCGACCTTCCCAAAGATTAGCCGATGCCCACAGGATTCGTCACAAAGAACTTCCTCCGTCTTGATACGGCTTACAACAAAGGCTATACGACAGCCTCGTTGCAAGGGTCGAGTAGGTCTTCAAAGACTTACTCGAATGTTCAATGGCTAATCCGAATGTGCCATGACATCGAGAACACAACGGTAAGTATCGTTCGTAAGACCATGCCCGCCTTGAAGCGTTCCGTGTACCGCGACTTCAAGGAGATAATGATTGATTGGGGCTATTGGGATAAGAAGTGCATGAATCAGACGGACTGGATTTACACGTTCCCGAATGGTTCATGGATAGAGTTCTTTTCCTGTGAGGATGAACAGAAACTACGCGGTTCGAAACGTAAGATACTGTTCGTCAATGAGGCCAACGAGATTTCCTTCCTCGAATGGCAGCAACTACAGATGCGTACCACCAAGTTCTCTATCATCGACTATAACCCTTCATTCTCCGAGGAACACTGGATAAACCAGGTCAACGAGGAAAGAAAGACGTGCTGGTGGATTTCGACATACAAGGACAATCCCTTCCTCGAACAAAAGGTCATTGATGAAATCGAATCACTCCAATGGAAGAACAAATCCCTTTGGCAAATCTACGGTCTTGGGCAACGCGCCATCGTGGAAGGTCTCGTGTTCCCGAAAATCGAGATTGTTGATTACGTTCCGCGTGAAGCGCAACGGCGCAGGTTCTATGGCATGGACTTCGGTTATGCGGCAGACCCTACGGCTATTGTCGAGGTGATGATATACAAGAACACCATCTATATAGACGAACTCTGCTACCAAACACATATGCTTACCTCAGACATTATCCGTGAGTTGAAACGGATAGAGGGAGAGCCTGAGATTATTTCCGAGTCAGCCGACCCGCGACTTGTTGATGAGATAGAGAATGCCGGTATCAATATCCGTGCAGTTTCGAAGTTCGCTGGCTCTATCGATGCTGGCCTTATGAAGATGAAGGAATACAGGATATGTATCACGCGCCACTCTACCAACGTCATTAAGGAGTTCCGCAACTACACCTATATGCAAAACAAGGAAGGCAAGTGGCTCAACACTCCGATTGATGCCTTCAACCATGCGGTCGATGCCATCCGTTACGTTATATTGGAGAAAGTGCTTGGCGGCTATGGCAGCGGCATGAGCGCATCGGAAATCCTCGGAATAGTAGGATAGATGGGCAACCAAAGATTAAATCAACCACTATAAGCATAAAATAGGCAAATATGAGCAGCGAGATTGCAACTATCTGAAAACCTATCATTAAATTTGCAACATAGAAGTTTAACAATCAATAGGAGATACAACAATGAAAAAGAGTTTTAAGATTTATCAGATGCACATTGAGAACAACGCAAAGTTCATGTCTTTGGATTTCGTGAAGGAGAATAATCTGCCTTTGACACTCAGTGATTATGAAAAGGTATATGAGGGCGAGGTCGAAGTTCCCGAAGGAAAGAGCAACGAGACTGTTTGCGACCACATCTACATGAAGTTCCAAGGTGCGAAGCCAGAAGGCTACAAAGGTCACAGCATCAGCATGTCGGACGTTATCGAACTCGATGGCAAGTTTTACTATTGCGATGAATACTGTTGGGAGGAACTTGACTGGAGTGTTCCCACCGACACGATAGAGGAAAAGCATAACATAACGCTAAACCCCGAACATATCCACTTTGCACAGAATGGCGACTTGCTTCACGGGAATATTAAGATTGGCACATGGGAAAAAGAAGTCATCGGTGGTCGTGACCGTTCGGGCAATAAGTTAGTTCCGTTCCTCTATTGGATAAAGATTAACGATATTCCTTCGTTCCAGCATCTACCGTATTACTCTCGCAAAGAAGTACGCGAACATCTTGCTGGTAAAAAGGTAACCATAACCATCAAACGAGCAGCATGAGCGATTTTTATCCCTTATATATTCATTTTTAATAACTGAAATTATGAAAGAAGTAACGTTACAGATTCCCGATGGGAAGAAGATTGAATGGCGGGAGGTGAACGGCGTGACCGTTCCCACCCTCGTTGACGAAGAAGTTCGTGATGACCGCCCTGTTACGGAGCGCGTCAAGACCCTCGAAGATGCCATCCGCGAGATTGGCGAGAACCACCGACTGGTCAAGGAGTGGCGCATGGTTGAGCATAACACAACGATTTTCAGTCGTGATATACTCGCGCTGATGAAACTCCGCATCATTACGCTGGCACTCAATGAAGGATGGGAACCAACGTTCAATGGAACGGATGAATACCGCTACTACGCATGGTTCGATATTGTGACGGCAAGCAAACTCTCGAAGATGACTGACGAGGAACGCAAAGAACAGCATATCTTGCCCCTTGTTGGCGCGGACGCGGCTAGCGGTTCGCGAGCCGGACTCGGTTCCGTTGCTTCGTATTACGCGTGGGCGGATACGAACGCGGGCCTCGGGGCTCGCCTTGCTTATAAAACAAGCGAACTTGCCGAATACTCTGCCGAACAGTTCAAGGAACTTTGGTGTGACTGGTGCTTCTGGCCGGGACTTGGCGAGATTGATGTTCCTGCGAATGGGAAATAATATGTTTATATCGGGCAGGGCGCGTTTTCGTTGCTCTGCCCGATAAATTATAACTTTGCCCCAAGAAATCATTTTAAAACGTAAATAAACTATGGCAAAAGGAAACGGAACAACAAAGACCGTAGGAAGCGGTAGTGCAAGCGCAAGCAGACAAAATCCCGCACAAAGTGGGGGGGGTAATATAGAGAGCAAGATGGGAATGACTGAAAAGCAGTTCGCGAACATCACAGGAATGGGCTACGGTCAGCCTCTTACTGCCTATCAGACCTCTTTGGCAATAGCGAATGATATTCCAGACTCACAGACGATGTGGACGGGACATACCGCAAAGGAAGTGAAGGATAATCTGAAAAAGATGATAAAACTCCTTGGCGGTTCAACCAACGTTAAAATGGAAGATTTCTTTGAAGATGTATAGTCGCGTAAGCGATTTCATAAGGCGTAAGCCAACAGCGAGGAAGGTTCACAACGTGTGACGTTGCGCCTTCCTCTTTTTTTTGTCGTTTCAGGGCGTTTCGCCATTTGTTTACTCACTTATAACGGAAAAGGCATGAAACGCGCCCAAAAGCCTTAATTTTGCGGAAAAATTACAGATTTTATGAGAACAATAGCACAAATTCTGAGTGAAAAGGATAGTGGGCGTATTCATACATTGCTCACCGCCCGAAAAGCCCCCTTCAAAACATCGTTGGAGGAACTGGAGGCGCAATACGACCCCACACAGCACAAAATCTTTGACCCGCAGTACCGCCCGAAGAAGAAGGTTCAAGTGCCATCGGGCAAGAAAGACCCCATCACGGGCAAGGAAATCTATAAGACGAAGAATGTCGAGCGCGTCCGTATTGCTATTCCTATTCAAAAATCGCTCGTCAAGCGTGCCGCTGGTTTCCTATTCGGCAAGCCTGTGGACTATAAAATCACTCAGAATGGAGAATCTGTAAAAGAAGCAAGCGAAGAGCAGAAACGACTCTTCGAAGCCGTCAAGCGCGTCTATCATCAGAATAAGATGAAGTACTTCGACAAGCGTTTGGCACGACTGATATTCCGTCAGCGCGAAGCAGCCGAACTGTGGTATATGGAAACGAACCCCGATGGTACTATCAACCGCAGAGGAAAGATGCGTGTCAAGTTGCTTGCCCCCGTGCTTGGCGACAAACTCTTCCCGCATTTCAATGACTTTGGCGACATGGATGGTTTTGCCCGCGAGTACAAAGTGTATGACGAGGAAGGAACGGCTGTCAATCATTTCGATGTATATACAGACCGTTTCGTCTATAAGTACATCAGTGACGGGCAAGGCTGGAATCTCGATGGAATGCCAAAGCAGCATGGCTTCACGAAGATACCCATTGTCTATTATCGACAGGAACAGGCAGAGTGGGAAGATGTTCAATCCGAGATAGAACGTGCCGAGGACTTGACCTCAAACTGGGGCGACACGAACGATTACTTTGGTGTTCCGAAGTATTTCGTCAAAGGAAAACTCACAGGCTTTGCCGAGAAGGGCGAACAGGGCAGCGTGTTCCAAGGCGAGAAAGAAACCGATATGCGGATGCTTTCATGGGATAGTAGCCCTCAGTCTGTCACAGGCGAACTTGCCAACCTCTTCTCGCTTATCTATTCCTACGCGCACTCTGCTGATGTATCGTTCGAGCGCATGAAGGAAATGGGCAACAATACCAGCGGTGCGGCCATCCGACTTATGATGATTGACCCTCACATGAACGCAGAGGATAAGACCGAAATGTTCGGTGAAATGTTCACACGCCGTAGCAACATCGTTGCCAACGGTATCGTCACGACAGGCATTATCACTGGCGGCATTCCCGAACGTGTTGCCGAAGAGATTGAGTTCGAGCCGGTATTCAAGCCATACATGCCGAAGAATGAGGTCGAGGAACTGGAACTTATCACGAAGTCCACAGGAGGCAAGCAGTCAACATCACGCCGTCGTGCCATTGAGTTGAATCCGCTTAACGATGACCCTGACGAGGTGGAGCGCGAGATTGAAGAGGAAGAGCAGAAAGCCTTAGAACAGGCTGCTGCTGCCATGTCAGTAGGCGAGTCCGCAAATGGGGTAGAGTAGTCCCTAACTTTTATAAACGCAAAAAAAATAAATCTGTAGTTTGAGAAGAGTTCGTTGGTCGTAGTCCTACCATCGCAGAGAAGTATTCGATGAAAGCCAAGGACTCTTCTTCTTTTTCGAAGCACCAATGACGGAAGCGCAGAAGAGACAGCAACTCATTATGATGTTTGGCACGTATAGCCAACGCATGGAGAAACTTTACGATGATTTCATCTTGAAGTTGTCGGCTCTTGCCATCAAGTCGCACAAGTCCGTCAAGTCGATGCTCGAAGAGTCGCCTTTGTATCATTTTTCCGATTACCCCGAACTACAGACTGAACTCAATGCAATCTTCTCTGATTACCTCCGCGACAGTATGCTTTGCTATCGCGCTGGTATAACAAGCGGTGTTGCTTTGGCATTTTCGCATGATGCGGGCTTTTTGAAAGGTTTTTCCGTCCTGTCCGATAAAGCAGTAAGCCAAGTCCGCGAAACGGCCTCAGAAACCTTTTTACGCACTCGCCTGAATACTCCCAAAGGACTTAATCTCTCGCAGTTGGTGTGGAACTATACGTCACAGGCCAAGTCGGAGTTTGAGGTCGCTATCGCTAACGTCCTTGCCGATGGGCTGAAAGGCGGCTATTCTGCTGCTGATTTGGCGCGACAGGCAAGGCAGTATCTCAACGCGCCAGATATGATGTATCGCCGTTATCACCGAACCGTCATCGATGCCCAAGGCAACAAGAAGGACATCGTTCGCTGGCGCAGACGTGTTATTGATGCACAAGGCAAGGTGCGCTTCATTGAAGAGCCGATTGAAAAAGTCGGCATGGGTCACTACCGTTCGGCTCGCAAGAACTCGGAGCGACTGATGCGAACGGAGATAAACGGAGCATACCACCATGCGAACTATGAGCGTTGGCAGTTGGAGCCGTTCGTCATCGGCATACAGATAGACCTCTCGCCACAACACCCTGAGTACGATATGTGCGATGAACTCAAAGGACGCTACCCGAAGGACTTCCTCTTCGCAGGCTGGCATACGCAGTGCCTTTGCATGTCGAACCCTATCACTATTCAAGGCGAAGAGAAAAAGGATTTTTATCGCCGTTTGGCTGCTGGGGAGGATATGAGTAACTACGTGTCGCCAAACCGCGTGAAAGACGTTCCTAAAGGCTTTCATGACTATGTGGATAAGATGCACGACAAGATGGTGTCGGCAGGGGAACGCGGAACGCTCGGTTATGTGTGGCAGGATAATAAGAAATACGTTCGTTCGCATTTTACAGCGGATGAACAACGACTGATGGGTATTTCGAATCAGCCCAAGAAGCGTACTCACGAAGAGAAAGCCGACATACAGCGTCGTTGGGATGAAAGAAAAGCAAAGAATGCCCTTATCATTAAGACCGGTAAGAACGTATGGAAGGTTGCTGATAAACTCGAATACGCAGAAACCGCCTCACAGAAAGCCTCACTCCGCGATGCTATCCTCATGGGCGATGCCATCCGCACACAGAAGTTATCGAAGGAACTTGCCAAGCAGATTGCTGGTATCAACAGGGCGGCTGCACAGTATGGTGAATATATACCGAACATCAAAACGCACCTGAAATCACTCACCGTTGATGAACTTACTCCTGTCTATGATGGTATCGTCAACAAAATAGGATTCCTTGAAAAGAAATACGCTGGCGACCTTGCGGAGCAAGCCAAGAAATATCTTTGGGAAGCCCAAGACTATCTCGGTGGGAATATGTATGGTGTTCAACAGAAGTACCCCAAGACATGGAAGGTCTCGCAGGAGGCTTACTATGCCCTTGCTGAAAAGACGCGGATAGCATACGAATGGAGCGAAGTAGCCAAAGGTATTGAAGAGTTGAAGGCATTCACTACAAATAGCCCGATTATAAAGAATTTCATCAAAGACCTGGATATTTTATCGGCTTCGAAGCAAGACCTCGCGAAAACGCAGGAAATCCTGTCTCAGGCCAATAAAAAGAAGCAAGCCCTTATCCGTGAGGCAGAACTACGCGCAAGGAAGAAGGGTGGTGGCTCTGGTTCGAACTCTCTTTATGATGGTGGCGTAAGCCCGTTCACAGCGGAAGAACTTGCAAAACTGAAAGATTACGAAGATAAGATACTCGATGCCATATTCAGCGGCAACAGGACAACCGTTCGTTTGATGAACGCGGAATACCACGATTACGTCCTTTCATTGTCGGAGAAATACTATGACAAGCAAGTGTCACAGTTTACCGCAGCCGAACAAAAGGCTATGAAGAAGGCTACCGAAGAGTATCTGAAACGAACGCCGTCCAATCCGAACTATATTTGGGGCGCAAATCTTGGCGGTGTATATGTTAACACTAGTACGCAATATAAACTCGCGGACTACTTGCCAAAACTGAAAGGCGTGACAGAAGAGGAACTTTCCATCGTCAAGCGTTTCACGAATGGTTCTACGTTCTCTAACACCTATAACCTTCGTGGTAGTTCCTCATACTGGAAGACGAAGTGGGAGCAGAAGATGCGAGACTACTGTTACTCACAGGCCGAGCGCGACTTCCAAGAAAAGATTATCGAAGAGTGGTCGCAGAGTGCGAACTATACGCTGGATAGGATGGTTCGCTACAATGGCATCACGTTCCGAGGCTTGGATAGTGGCGGTGGCCCTGAGTTACGTGCTGCATTGACAAAGGCGTTCAATACGGGTCAGCCTTGGGTCAACGAGGCTTCATGCTCAACGTCTATGCGTCTTGGTGTTGCCGAAGGATTCGATGGTGACATCATACTCGTCATTCATAATAAGACTGGCGCATACATTCATGCCATATCGGATTACAGTACGGAATATGAAATAATGACATTACGCGGTGCAAAGTACCGCGTAATCAAAGCACCAGTCGAAATCAAGGGGAAATGGTACTGCGAACTGGAGGAAATCGTTTAATATTGGCTTAGGCTTTCCTTCTCTGCTCTTGCAAGGGTGAAAGATTTCACGGTGACAAAACTTCTCGACCAAATGCCTTTCTGATACATCGTGGTTGCACGTTTGAGCGCGGTCAGCATATCCGTGCTGCTCTGTCCGTCACCCTCCCAATGATGTTCCTTGATATAGTCCATCATCGTTCGTGACAGTTTCCCATCCTCCTTCTTATCTCCGGCTTCAAATCCGTATCGTTCGACCTTCCACCAAAAAGCCTTCCCGAAGTCCTTGCCTTCGAAAGGGTTCTCTTTCTCTCCGTTGAAATACTTATAATTTTTCATGCTACGAACCTTTTATAAAATTCATCTATTATAGTTGTCATTTCGATGGTGAGATACGACCTTGCCGTTTCCCACATATCTTCGGGAACTCCGTAAAGTGCTTCTGCCATACCGCCAACGATTGCACCGAGTGTATCGCTGTCACCACCCCAAAACATGGTCTTTCGCATAGCGTCCTCAAAGTCGAAACTATCATCTATCAGGCGAAGGGCGACAGGCACTGTGCCTTGGCAGGTTTCATCAAATCGTCCTTGCTCGTATGAAGCGAGCGGGTTATAAAATGTTCCTTCGACTCTCAACGCCTGAGTCCTGTCCTTTGCGGCTCGCAGTTTCATTATTGCTTGAACTGTTGCTATCGCGCCCTTGATACCTTCGGGGTGGTTGTGCGTGACTGATGCGGATGCTATAGCCTGAGAAATGGCTTCGCCCGGCCATTCGAAAGCAAATGCAATCGGGCTGACTCGCATCGCAGCACCATTACCGAAACTATTGTAAGGTTGCGGGTCTGGCGACCATATCCAACGGGCGAAAGAACCGCCATAGGCTCCCATAGGGTTCGGATATTTCCTACACCATTTCAATAAGTATGCTTTGTAGTCGTAAGTTCCTGAGAGGATGGCATCCATGATTGCCACTGTGCAAATGGTGTCATCAGTGAAACTATTCTGTTGTGTGAATAGTTGAAAATTCTTGGTCTTGACATTGTTAAACTCGAATCGCGAACCAATGATGTCGCCGATAATAGTACCTTTCATTGTTGTATCTCCTTAGTTTATATTCTATATGTTGCAAAATTAACCAAAATCTTTCAGAAAAATGGTTTTTTGCCTTAAATTTTATGCTTTTTTACTCCAAATCTGTTAAATCCTGTTAGTTATCGTTGCATTTTTCGCGGAAAGTGCTTATCTTTGCAACTCATTGTTGTATCACTTAGCCTGTGAAGGTTTCGGTGATATTGTTAAACTTTGGGCGATGCGCTGCTTGCACACCGCCCTTTTTCGTTCATAGTTCTTCCAAGAACCTTGCCAGTTTCTCGTCAGACAATGCCCATGTCGCTTCATCACAATAATACATTATCTGCTCGTCAACATCTTGGGCATGAATCTCGCCAGCCTTCAATGCTGGATAGAGTTCATCAGCCAGTTCTTCCTTCGCGACTTTCACCGTCACTGCAACATCGTGCGGACAGATAGTGACCTCACGAGTCTCATACATCTTCCCTTTGTATAGTATCATACGCTATTTGAATTTAGGTGGTTTGTTAGTCCATATCGGAAAGAGTTTGCGCCCGCACTCGCCATCATCGCAGAGGTCGCGGACGTAGCATTTCACACAAGGGTCAACGGTACTCTTTCCTACATTCTCATTGAACTGTATCATAGTTTCCCGTTTTCGTGATAAGAGTAGTAACTGCCGTCAGTAATAATCACATGGTCGCTGAAGTGAATCTTCATCAGCTCGCAAGCCTTCTTGATATCGCAAGTCAGTTGGTCGTCGACACGGCTTGGTGCAACGTTACCGCTTGGGTGGTTATGAACGACAATCAGTATTGCCGTATTGTTCAACAGTGCTTCTTTCAGTATCAGGCGCACGTCAACAATAACTTCCGTAATGCCTCCAACGAACATTCGTTCTGCCTTTATCAATCCGTAACGCTGATTGCAAAAGATAGCCCAAAATTCTTCCGTTTCAAGGGCGTAAAGATGCTTCACCATGTAATTATACACTCGCGTGGCCGTACTGAGTTCAGGCGCGTTTATTTTGCGTTCATTGAACATTCTACAACCAAGTTCCAATGCTGCCTGTATCTTTGCGGCTTTTCTTTCGCCGATACCCGGTATCATTGCCAGTTCCGCTTTCGTTGCCATGTTCAGTTTCTTTAGCGAGTTCTCATTCTGAGAGAGTAGTTGACGTGACACATCAACCGCGTTCATCGAAGAAGAACCACTCCCGATGATTATCGAGAGCAGTTCCGCGTTAGTGAGGGCATCGAGACCGAGGTTCACCATTTTTTCGGATGGTCTGTCTTCGGCTGCCCAGCAGGAGATAGGAAGGTTCATTGTCTTATCCATATCTTCGTGATTACTTCTATCAGACGGTCGAGGTTGTCATTCATGCGCTCCAGTTGCCTTTCGATGCTGGTAAGCCGTGCGGGAACGCTTTCGAGGAATCTCTGTTCTATTGCGGTCATAGGGCTAATACATATCGTTTTCACTGAGTTCATTAAACTCTAAAACTTCCTCGCCTTCGAAAGTCCTAAAATCGAGAGTATAGAACCCCATGCCAAATGAATACTTGGGGAGCAATTTCTTTGCCTCTTCGGTGGTTATACGACGTGCTCCTGCGCCTTTCCACCCCCATCCGTAGCGGTAGATGCAAGGTTTCCCTTGCTCTACCCATTGCTGTGCATCTTGCTTAGTGAATTTTTCCTGTGCCATATCGTTAAAAGTCTTTGAGATTCATCTTGTGTACAATTACCTCCGTGAACGTGATGTCGCCTTTGTAGCCTCTCGCGCTCAGTTCATGCATCAGTTCTCTTGCCGTGAACTTCGCCAGTGGGTTGCCCTTAGAAACCGATGCATCAGTTCTCCGCCGTTTGCACTCGCGACACTCGTTGGCATAACCATCCGCAGTCTTGCCATGCTTCGGGAATGCCGACACAGGCAGGTCACGTCCGCAGTGCGGGCAATGTTTCGTCTTGACCTCCACTGTCTGGAAGCCCGACTTGTCACTCACTTGTGGCTTCATCGGTAAAGCCACGTTGTCATTCACTCTTGTTGCTAAGTTGTTCATTGTTGTATCACTTTAGATTGTTAAACACTGATTATTTCTTATAAAGTTCGTTGGCGCGGTCAACGAGTTTCTGTCGGCAGGAATTATCCAACTCCGCATACCAAAGGAGTTCCTTGCCTGACCCAAACGAACACCACTTCCCGAAGATATGCTGTCCGAGGGTCTGACCGAACAACCGATGGGCTTCCTGCTGATTCCATATGTTGAACATATAGAACATAAATGCTGTGACTTCATTCATTGCTGTATCAATTTTGCTTGTTAAACGTCCTATGCCGCTCGAAAGCATGGCGGGCTTATAACTTGCCCCCCATGTATTTAATCTCTTCCTCAGTAAGGGTTATTCCGGCCTCATGCTTCGTCCTTATGATGAATGCTATTCCGCACTCTTCCTCGACCGTGTCATAGACCTTCTCCTTGCTTTCCTCGTTGGCGAGAACGACTCGCTTCGTGAAGTCCGTGAGTGCGAGCCCGTGCTTCTTGGATTGCTCCGTCAGCATCTCATCGCGTACGCGGTCTTTTTCCTCCAGTTGCGCTTTGAGCAGTTTATTCTCTTCATAGAGGCGATTCACATCATCGTTCTTCCTCTTCATGTCCTTGACGTATGCGCTGCTTACTTGCTGGAAAAGTTTGTTGCTGCGGTTCTTCAACCACTGCTTGCAAAACTCATCCTTATTCATTTCAATGTTCATGTATAAGAACTCGACATCTGCGTATTCCTCACCTGTGAGGTTTACCTTCGTCCTTTCGTAAAATTCTGACTGTAACATTGTTGTATCTCCTATTGTTAAATGTTGAAAATTCCGATTGCTTTCGCGATGGCGAGTACCTCTTTCTTGGTTCTTACTGAATGAGGAATCTCAGTGCCGTTCTGACTCTTGCTGAACGTCTTGCCCGAAAATACCCAGAAGTAATCATAATCATCGCCCAATAGTTGTTTACGCCTGTCCCATAGAACCTTTCCGTAACGGATATTCCACCATCCGCAACAACAACCGCCCGAAAACCTTGTAAAATCGTTCCTCCTGTACGCCTCAAAATAGCGCGTACCATCTTCATTGACGAAAGCGATGTGCCAAGCGTCGTTTGCCTTTCTCGTCTCATGCAACTTTACTCTCTCTGCGAGTAGTTGGTCTTGAACCTTCTGTGGTAATTCTGAAAGTTTCATTGTTGTATCTCCTATTGTTTTGTTAAACTTCTATGTGCAAAATTAAAGATTGTTTCTCAAATAAACTAATAAATACAGAGGAAAACTATATTTTTTAATCTTATTTTGGAGAATTACGTAGAGTTTTAAGTTTCCTTACCATAAATACTTTAGATACATATATATTTATTACGGTAAATTCTTTGTAACTTTGTCGCCTGAAACTACTGATTATCGCGTATGAATGAATCCAAGCCGCTTTCGCTCTCTGCCCAAGTCGTCAGCAAGACGATGCATGAAGCGATGAAGATACTATCCGAGAACTCTCGCCAAATGACATTCGCGGAACTTCGGGAGTGCATCAGACAGCGCGTGCCGTTCACCGAATGGGAACAGCAGCAGCCATCCGATAAGGCGCGTCTGCCTCGTTGGGAACTGAATCTGATGTGCTACGCCGTGGAGTATGAAGTTGCGGGCTTCATAGCGCGAGAGAGTGGGGTATGGTATCTTACCGATGAAGGGGCAAAACAACTCGCTCAGTCGCCCGAACAGGTCTTTGCCGCTGCCCATACAGCCTACCGCATTTCGAAGCATGAAAACGGCAAATACCAAACCATCGATGATGACGTGAAGGAAGTGAGCGAGCAATCTCCCATGATGCAACTCGAAGAAGCAGAAGCCGTTGCCATGGAAGCCTTGCGAAGGTATGTACAAACGATGGACTGGCAGGAGTTTCAGAGAATGGTTGCTGCACTGGTGAAGGCGATGGGGTACTACGTGCCTTTCATTGCTCCGCAAGGTGCGGATGGTGGAATAGACGTGCTGGCTTATGAAAACGCATCGGGTGCCGGTCACAGGATTATTATACAGGCGAAACGCTATAAGGATAGTTCTGTTGGTGTCGAAGTCGTGCGAAACATAGCCGCCTTGCTTTCGAAGCCTACCGATGTCGGAATGGTTGTGACATCGGGGCATTTCACAACCGAAGCCTTGCGCTTTGCCCAGTCGTGCAAGAATAATTTAAGGCTCGTTGACCTCGCGGAACTCCTTCGTCTTTGGATTTCCTACTACGACTGCCTAACGCTGCCTGAACGTGAGATATTGCCGCTTCGCGCCGTGTATTTCCTTGCCAAATGAAAAAGAGTGCGCTATCCATCGCGGACTGCGCACCCAAACAATCTACTAAAACAAATCAAAAAAGTATATCAACCTATATTCACGATTGGTCTTTCATTCATTCCTCCACTTTGTCTATCTGCCATAAGTGCCACGTAAATTCGTGAACATTCACGAATTCTTCCCGCGATGGGAAAATCTGTGCCACTGTCATTTTGTCTGGCATGAAACGATAGCGCACATCTTTCAACTGCTGGTAGCCCAAAGGGAACTTGGCAGCGACCGACAAATGCCACGTACCTTCCTCTTTGTTCACGAAGATGTTCATGCCCTTGTAATGATAGAATCCAGTCCGATAGATTCCGTACTTGTCTTTCTTTTCATCCGCTACGAAAATATCCTCAAAAATCTTCGGGATAGGTAGCGCATACTTTTTCAGTTCTTGTTCTGTCATAGTTGTATCTATTTACGTTTTACCATGTTTCAAACTTCGCCCTCAGTTGCCCGTCATGCTTCATGTCGCGGATAAAGAGATAACGGTGGAACGTTCCGTAACTCTCCGTTTCGTATTCGCGTGAATAGTTTTCGTCCTCGCAGTATCGCATCTCTTTGATTTCGATAAGCACCTTGTCGCCCTGCTTGACATTCTTTCTGAACCATTCGAGGATTCCCTTGCAACGGTTGGGGTTATGGGCATAATAGCGGCGTTCGCCTGTTTCCTCGTAGTGCATGGCGCGTTTTCCGAACACATCGACATCGTATAGGTCGAGGTCAAGGAGTTTCATCTTCGCGTACTTCTCAACGGCTCGCTGGAGTGCCGCGTATTCCTTGCACGGCTTCTTGATGAACACCAACCCTGACGTTATCTCTTCGCTAAGCGTTACAGTGCCGAATACGTCACGTCCTTGGTAGTAGAAATCCTCGCGCACCTCGTGAACAATGTAGCCGCGCTTCGCGTTCAGTTCCGTGCAACACTTCGTCATCATTCGCGACACTTTCAGTACGGTACTGATAGAGTTATCGTCTGCCTCGAACTCCTTCCCGGCAATCGCGAACACATAACGCTGGTTCTGATGTTGCCCGTCCGAGCGCGTCCATATTTGCATCTTCATCGTCACGGATGGTCGTGCATCCGTAACCTTCTTCTTCTCGCCTTGTGCGGCAAGAAGGATTGTCTGTCTTAATTTCTCAAAATCTATCATAGTTATACTTTTGTTAGTTTCTTCATCTTTTTGTCCCATTCCTTCCTCCTTTCTTTCGTCCAAAGCCAGTTCAGACAGGGGCGCTTTTCGGGCATGGTGATTGCCGACACAAGCCCAAGCATTTCTTCATAACCAAGATGGTCTGCGATTTTATTCTCATATTCCACATCGAATGTGCCATTAGTATTTTGTTTGATAGTTATAGTTCCTTCCATAGCGTTTACTTCTTATTGATGTCCTTTACTATGCGGTTGTTGAGTTTCGTCAAACGCTCCATGATAGCGTTCATGTCTTTCTCGTAGGCAGTGCCTTCCAAACGCATCTTGGCAGAACCAAGTTCCTTTCCCGCTTTGAAAATCTCCTGTTGAGCGAATTTTACTTGCTGTGATACCATATTATACTGTTTTTTATCGTTAACCGTTCATATCGTCTTTATTCTCCCATTCACGAACCGCATTGGTGAACTCTTCCGTTCCGTCCAACTCTCGCATGAAATCGTCTGCTGATTGATACGATTTGGCGGTGTTCGTCAACTCCCATCCATTATCGACCTTGACGTAGTACTTGACGGAATAGAATTCCTGTTCGACTTCCGTCGTGAAAGAGATAGTCCGCGAGAGCACCAGTTTCAGTTCGCGGTCATTCGAAAGCACCTCACAACCGTTCGACTGAGGAACATAGAAAGGTGCTTCGTCTTGCGTTGCCATATCGCCCCTGTATACCGTACTCATTGCTTCAACTGTTTGTTAAGTGCTATGTCGCGTCCGTCAGCCCGTCCTACCATGAAGGCAACGCCATCCATCTGGCGGTTCTGTTCATTACGCGGTTTACAATCCTTCACCTTGTGCTTCTGATTCGCCCATTCGGTGATGGCCTGTTTGTGGCACACCATCAACCCTGTTTCCTCAGATGTCGGCTGATGGGCTTCGAAATTCTCGTCAAGACCGATGGCGCAACCTTCCAAGTAGGAACGGAACCAAAGTCGCTTGCGGTCATCGAAATAGAGCGAGCGGTCAATGGATAGGTTGGTCTCGTAACGTTCGCGTGAGAGACGGCGAAATGCCTTAGTGAGGTAGTCGAACAGTTCCTTACAGATAGCAACATTATCGACTTGCCCGATAAGCAGCATCTTCGGTGAGCCAGTGACCATGTATAACTCGCAGTAGTTGAACTTCGCTATCGTTGTCATCATCCATCTGCGCCAGCGAGAGCCGTATTCCGAATCGTAGTTAATCTTCTCCGACTCGCCAATATCCATCGTGACGTTACCATCGTCATCTTTGAAGTCAGCCAACGATAGATTATACTCGGTGAGCAAGCGGTGAACACCCTGTGCTGCTGCGTATGCCTCACCCTCGCTACCAATCTTCTCTGCTCCTTCCTTCAAGCGGAGCAACTTGCGTATTTTCTCCAGTATCTTCTCTGGAACTTCCTTTGTTGTCATACGAATATTTGTTTTAGTTGTTTGTACTCTTCAATCTCTTTGTCGTAACTCTCAACCTTGCATCCGTGCTTCCGTGCCTGATGCCGTTCGTACTGTAAGTCGGAAATCATATAACGGACTGCCTTTTCCAGCATCGAGAGTTGCCGTTCTGATATATCAATCTTCTTCATCGTCCACAATCTTTATGTCACCGACTTTATCCATGAAGCATTCGATATGAGAGAGTGTAGAAGTGATATTGCTAACGACCTTCCCAAGATTCTTAAAGGCTTTCGTGACATCAATGCCAGTGACCGAATCCTTGATGGTTTCTTCGACCTTCAACAGGCGTTCTTCGACTGCCAAGAGTTTCATAGCCGCCTTTTCGAGTTGTTTCATCGCGCCATCCATCCATTTCTTATCCTCGTCAGTTTCGATGGTGTGAACGGTGCATTGTTGCAAGAAAACGCTATCTGCCTTGCTCGGTTCGACAACAGCCTGTGCAAGCAGTTTGATGCGCTTGTTGGCTTCATCGAGTTTCTGCTGGAGGTCATCGGTGACGGCTTCAACAACGGCACTGCGACTGGAACGAATATCTTCCATCTGTGCCGTGAGTCGTTCGACCTTCTGTTTCAGGTGGTCGCGTTCAAAGGTGAGTTCGCTGATGGTTTTACGTGCCATTTCGGCATTCTTCATCATGCCTTGCATCACGTTCTTCTGCTTCTCGTCAGACATCTGCTCGACCTGCTTCTGATTGAGTTTATGCTTCAAGTCCTTTATCGTCTCTCGCAACTGAATCAGTGTCGGGGTAATCTTCTCATACTTATTGAACATGCGGCGATAGTCCTTCACGATATAATGGATGATAACCTCTATTGGAACATCATCCTGCGGGCGCGTTCGCTTTTGTTCGACCTTCTGAGTTTCCGTCTTGACGGTTTCCTTCGGATGCCCTTTCGCATCCCAAAACGTAATTGTACTCTTCTGTTCCATACTATTTGATTTTTGATTTGCGTTTCACTTCGATTGTATACGTCCATTCGCCGTCATCAAAGGAAATTTTCGCGCTTGCCGCACCGAACATGTCGGCTTCCTCTTTCAGCCCATCGAGTGCTTCTTGTAACGTAAGCGGCTTTTCGTTGTCGTTGTTATTCATCGTCGTCCTATATTATTCGTTTTCACCACAAGCAATCCAGCCGATAGGCTTGCCATCATAAGTATAACCTATTACCTTATGTTTTACACCATCAATCATTTTGTACTTTTTCATACACTGCCCTCCTATTGATAATCTCCATCCTCCTTCTCCATTTCTCTGTCAGGGTTTTCGGATTTCCAAACGCGGATGCCTTTACGCAAACGGCGACGATTGAACTTTAATAAATCGTCCAGTTCCTCTTCACCCGAAAGCCAATACTCGCCACATTCCTGTTCAACGGTTATATCCGTCCACCAGTCATCTTCCGCATAAGAAAGGCCGTTCTTCAATTCCTTCACCTTGATAGGCTCCATCGGTGACGTGCCTATGACTGTACAATCAATATCGGGAACATCATTGTCGCCCGTCATTTCAACGTATGCGGCAAGTTCCTTGTTGTACTTTTCAATCTTTCGCCTTATTCGAGCGAAATCCTTCTTGAACATTTCCTTCCAGTACATAGTTATATCGCTTAGTTAATATATTTATGGTACAGTCGTTTCTCGGCATCTCTATCGAGTTTGAACGCTCTTGTTATAGCAATCATAGCACCGTTGAAGGCGCGATAGCCGACAAACTCCTTACAACCATACTCTTCGGCCTTCTCCTTCCAAACGAAATCACCGCCCGACATATAGTGCGTGTTAACCATTGTGGCGTGTTCGCCTCGGTTCAGTCGTTGCATTATTCTTGCCTGTGGCTCTGTAAAGTTCACCGACTTGGTTGTTCCTTCGAATTCTACTGTAATTTTCATTGTTGTATCTCTTTTGATTGTTAAACTTCGAGTGCAAATATACGCATAGTGTTTCGTATGGTTGCCCGATTGCCCCGATGCCTTAATCAATTTTACGCCAAAACCGCATGATTTTGCCTTTGGTAAGCCGTTATCCGAAGAAATCCCTGTATCTTACGACTTCGATTCCCGACCATACGGCAAGGGCGAGTTCCTTCTGGCATCCATCGGACTTTTCGTAGCCGGGGCATAGCAGTATCGTGTCGCACGTCAACAGCATCTTGAAGTCCTCGCGAAGATGTGCCGTTCGCGGTGCATCCTTCCTGAGACCATTTCGGAACGGATTAACGCCAAGGCAACCGCGCTGTGCTAATTTCTTCACCACCTCCCAAGAAAACGCCTCCTGCTTCTTTTGAACCTCTTTATCGTCACCAATGGGCAACGAAATATATACTCTTCTATTTCCCATAATAATCTATAGTTACAGTATCTTCTCCAATAACAACTTTGTCATCTTCGTATGGCTGCCTGTACTTCGAGAGTTCATAACTCAGGGAGTCGGCACGATGCTCATGCTTCACGGCTTCTGCGCGTTCCGTTACGAACGTAGCGAGCCAGCCCAGCAATACGAGAGTCATCAGCACCGATATAATGACACCGGCCACCGTTTCCCGCCGATAGAATGCATCTATCTGCTTGCCGACATATATCAGACCACTCACAATACCCATGAAGCATACATGGTATAACAGCCCGAAAAGGCCGTTAAAAGCCTGTGCAGCGCGTTCCTTCGCTGCCTCCGTCCATTCCTTACTTGTCTTGTATATCATAACCGAATTTTAATTTTAACCATCGTTCAACGGCAAGTTGAAAGTCGTTGAGCGAGTAGCAAAGGGCATAGGTATGCCCAAGCCGTTCGACATTCTTTTGAAATTCCTTTTGTGTCTCCTGCTGCCTCCCGCCTTCCTTCTTCATTTCAACGAACATAACAGCGCGGTCTGCAACGACAATGAGGTCAGAGACCCCGGCAAGTGCGCCCTCGCGTTTTAAGTTCGCGGCTTCGATGGCATTCCTTGAACCACCGTTCGGAACAGAGAATATGAGGTAGCGCGGATAGGCAACGCGAAACCATAAGACACAAGCCTGCTGTATCGAACTTTCGATATGTCGCGGTTTGCGCCGTGGCTTCGTTTGCAACGAGAGGGTCTTTTTCAGTTCATCGTACTTCATACTGTTTCTTCTGTTGGTAGCCAGTCGGGAATAAAATCGTAACCCTCGACATTCTTCACGTTTACTTCCTCGTTCATTTCTTCATCAATCTTTCTGTGTTCTTACCCCAGTCGGCTTCATTCGCCTTGCGCTTGCGAATGATGGACTTTGATTTGTTTTGCATCAGTTCGTACATATTGTCGCACTGGTTGCCCCAAGTGAGGTCTTTCATATAGTCGCTATTCTTCGAGAGATACTTCAACTTCTCCTTCGCCATCGTCAGTGCCTGATTGATGTCATCGAAGGTGTTGATGGTTAAGTCCTTCTTCGTCCTGTGCAACACGTCGTTCACGTCCTGTATCGATGATTCTATGATGTCGCAACACATGAAAAGCACCATCAGCAACTCCAGCATACGGTCTTTGTCCTCGCGAGGAATATCCATCGTTTCGGTGTCAAACTGTACCTGTTGCGAGTCGGCATCCTCCAAATAGATGCGTATGACGTCAGCATAGAGTGCATCGATTTCTTCCGCTACTTCGAGCGACTTCTGTAACAACCCCCGCCGTAGATAGAGATTCTGCTGAATCCGCAAATCCCGCACCCGCTTGTCTTTCTCGAACCGTTCCTTGATGACCAGCAGGAGCGAGTCGGGTACGTCCTTGATATTTATTATTCCCATGTCGTGGATTTTATTTCTATTTTCTTATAGTATATTCTCACCTTTTGATTTTCATACCAGCCTCCGTTCTTGCTAAGCGCGTTATAGAGCGCACCAGCACCGATGCCGATAATTTCCTCACTCGTCTTACGAACGAGTTTTGCAACGGAAGGAAACGGTGTTTCCTCGCCAGTCGCCTTATTATGCAAGATTACTATCCTTTTATCCATTCACTTCGTTTCGTTTCTTATCTGTTCGTTTACTTCGTGTATAAGGAAATCGAGAACAGCCGTCACGATCTGTCCGTTGTTAATATCGAAGTCCCCGCTGAGGGTATGGATGGTAATACCAGTCGCCAGTTTCTCGTTCCGTATCTTATGATATGCTTCACGGAGCAATGCGAGTTTCGCTATCTGAGTTTCGTCCATACTGTAATTCTCTTAAAAACCTCTTCCTTTTCGAGCGTTTAACCGAAGCGATACATGACTCACGGTTGGCTTGATAGTAAGCGCGTTGCTTCATCAGTCGTTCCTCGCGCTTCGTCATGTATCGCTCATGGTCGAGTTGCTTACGCCGTAGCCTCGCTTCCTCCGTCATCATCAGACTCCTTCTTGTATTCGAATACGTCCCAGATGGTGGTCTCTTGGAGCGACATAACAACGTAGTCAATCATAGTACCGCCCATGACTTCCTCGATATTCTTCAATGCCTTGCCAATAGAGCCGGCCTGAACGAGATAGAATACATGGGTTCGCTTCTCCTTCTCCGTCTTTTCATCGATGGTGATAAAGTCGAGTTTTGCCTTATACCATTTGTCGGCAGATGCATCTTCGGAGAAGAACACCTCCTTGAAAGGCGCGATGGCGCACGTCTTGACTTCATACTCGCCACTGATGTACGAACTCATCTCTTCTGTGATGCGTTCCTCGGCTTCGGTGAACGAGAGTGCATCGATTACATACTGTTCGGTGACGCGCTTCTGTAAGCCGTCCTCCATTGTCTTTTCGTAGCGAATGCCACAGATAAACCATGTTGCAGTTTTACTTCTCATTTTTCGTCAATTTATAAGTTAGGTAATCCTTCTTGTTAGCCATATTCTTTGAGATTTTCAGTTGCACGTAATCTTCTTTGATACCGAAGAAATCCATGATGCGTACAACTAAGTCCTTGCTCGAAAAGCACACGTTCTTCGCATTGATGCGCCAAGGTATTCCCTCGGCATCGTTCGAGAAGATGATGAACAGGGCTTTCTCCGTTCCCTTCTGACCGATGCGGAAACTCTTCAACCCCGACTTGATAATCTCTTCCGAAACCGTGCTGTTGAACGATACTCGTGCGCTGCCCGAACGAATGTTTACCGAAACGAATCCATCAAGCAGCCTTTGCTGTGAGTTCCTGTTGATATTGAAGAAGTGGAAGCCCGACAGAGCCATTTCCTCTTCGGAAACCACTTCGCGCTCTTCCTCTTCCTTTACGACAGGCTCTTCTTTCGGTGCTGGCTCCGGTGGAGTCTCAGGTGCGAGTTTCTGACGGAACGAAGAGCCTTCCCATACATCGAGAGGCTTTGCCGCCTCCTTCGTGATGCGTTTTCGTTCCTTGGCAGAATACTGGTTACTTTCTTCCGTGGCCGCTACCAGTCGCTTCTCCCATCTCACTGCGAGGTTCAGCCAGTATTCGGGGCCAAACGTCACAACGTCATGCGGGAACTTGAAAGCGTTGAGAATAGCATCCTTGCTATCGACCTTCATAAGATATTCCTCTACCGATTCGGGAGATTCGGGGAAGTGGAACTGCTTATACAGGCCACAGAAGATTTTGTTTGCCCCATTCTCGTTCAAGAACTGTTTGAAAAGTGCTATATTTGCCGTTTTCATACGCGTTCAGTCTTAGAATGGCAGGTCGTCTATTCCATTATCCATTGGCGGCATCGTAGGAGCGGAAACCGAGTTTGCCGCATTGTTGCTCTCCATCTGTACGGGCTTGCCGTTGCCAAGAATCGGGCGTTGCTTGATTTCTTCGCTCGAATGGTTGTCCTTGAACTCTTGCGAGAGTGACTGACGGATATAATGTGTCTGCCCGAACTTCTCTTCACGCGATTTCCATGCCGTCAGGTGCAAGTAGGCGGCTTTCGCCTTTCCTGTCGCATCATCCTTACTCACATAGATGTCGTTGTCCTCGATGGGGATGCACACGCAACGCTTCACCGCTGCCTTACCTGGAATGTCCATAATGAAGGACTTGTCGAACTTCAGCAAGTCCAAGTCGATGTTAAGATTCTCGATGTTCATAATCACTGTTATTAAAAGGTTATTACTATGTTAAAAGTCTTTTGAACGCGATTCATCGGGGCGACCGATAAATTGCCCGCCCCGATGAACTTTCCGCGTTTATACGAAGATTTCGCGCTCTCTCATAAACTCTACCATCGAAATATTCTGAGGGAGAATGTTATTCGTCTCTGCCGTGCTGGGCTTATAGATGTCCGTTGCGGCATTGTAGAACGACCATGCTGTCACGCGGCCTTCGTCAATCTGCTTCGTCAGCAGGCTCTCGGTGAACTTCGACAGCTGGGCATCGTTCAACGGATAGATGTTGCCTTGGCGACGGATGCGCTTAATGGCCGTGTCATACTGAACGCGGAGGGTTTTCAGCATACCGATGGTGGTGAACAACTGTTCTGCCGTCAGTACCGACTGCTTCATCTTCTCGATAGTCGCATCATCCGTGATGACGAGGTGTTCGGCATCGGTCAACCAACCGCCAACCGTAGCGAGCATCTGCTGGAGTGACTGCTTCGGGTAGTCCTTTCGTGCGGCATAGTCGCTGGCGAAGCGGTCTGCTGAAAGCATGCACTGGTTGTGACAAATCTTCACGTTGCGTCCGAAACCGACCTGTAAGCCTGCCTGTGTATAGGAAATGGCGAGGTTGGTTGTCAGTTCGGGAGTATCGAAGTTCTTAAGTCTGATGTTCGCATAGACACGGCGCAGCGTGTGTGCTTCAACGGCGCGTTCGCCATACTTCTTCTCTCTCTCAGGGTCGAGTGAAACGCCCGGTGTCTGCTTGTCGCGGTTATTCGTTGCGAAGAGGTCATACACCTCGGCATCATAGTTGTGCTTGGCGCACATATCCATCACCTCTTCAATCAGCGCGTAGTGGTAGATGCCATGAGGGCAAGTGCCATCGTCACCGCGATTCTCCTTAATCGTGCGCTTCAACTGGTCGAGAGTCAGTACCTGTACCTTCTGCTTCTCGAAATCAAAGAACTGGTTCGCGTTCCGAACTTCCTCAACTACTGTGCTCTTAGGAGCGTTAACTACTTGCGGCGTTGTGCCAAAACCTTCAATCTTCATTGTTGTTTCAATTTTAATTGTTAAACTTATTATTACTGGAACTCTCTGTGAGTTGCTGTTGTGTGATTTCCGACTTGACTATGAACTCGTCATACTTGACGAACATAGGCAACTCGGTTTTGAGGAATAGCCATTTGGCCATTGTGATTTCGCTAAGGTTGGCATCGAGCGCATCATCCTTGACTTCAATCTTGCTCAATGGCAACCAAACCTTCGTCTTTCCCTGCTCTCCCTTGCATCGAAGGAGTTGAGCCTTATCCGTGCGCTTTACCATGTCGCACTTCGGGAAAAGGAATCGTACCATAGTCGTTGTTATCTCCATCTTCGCGCCCTCCTTATCCGAAAATGACTAATATAAAATAAGTATAGGCGAAAATGAATGTGGTGTAGAATACTCCTAAGATTGCATCCTTCCACTGACTTCTGTTCCATGTGAGAGGGTTCAGAACGTCTTTCTCTGAGTTGATTGTTACTTTCTTCATTGTTGTATCTGTTTTATGTTAAACTTTGAATCATGTTGCAAATTTATGAAGATTATTCGAAAAAATCTAATAATTACAGAGAAAATCTAAGTTTTTTAATCTAATTTTAGCCATTTCGGGTGTTTTGAAAGAGTTTTTAAGTCTTTTCTAAGGAATATCCGCTAAATCAAACTAAAGACATAATCCTTAAAAATAATTAAGACTAAGAAATATTAGAGGAAAAATTTGCAAGTTTCAAAACTTATGCTTAATTTTGCACCCATGAAAGCAATAACTGGAACTTATTGCAAGGGAAGAAAAAAAATAGATGCCGAAAGGCTCGAATATAAAGACCTCGAAAGTAGTTCCAGTGCTTTCGGGGTTTCATATTTATATATGTCGCCCAAAACCATGACCGAGTGGGACTGATAAGTGACGGAAGAGCCTTTGAGGGGTACACGAGCGGTCAGTAATGGTAAAAGACGGTACTCGGGGATGTTGCAAACCGTCAGCAAGGGAAGTCGTACTGCGCAACTGCCGACCGAACGGCGAAACGACAAAGCAGGCCTATTTCGGGTGTTAGCCTGTCGAGGATGGGGGTGCTCGGCTGACGTAAGCCAAGGCATAGCCTAAAATCGGAAAGCAAGTCCTTTGACCATGCTATGGATAATCAGGGCTTGCTCCGAAGGAAGCGCTGGCATTCAGTTGCCAAGTTTTTAATTAAGTCAATAATTTTAAATTAAGTATTTTAATCTAAGTATAAGACTTATGAGCGAAGTTCCGAAAAATGGCGGTGGTTTAAGCATTGTCTATAGCGACCATCAAAAAGCGATTACGAACAGTGTCCTTGTCGCCAAGACTTTTGGCAAAGAACACAAGCATGTACTTGAAGCGATTCGAAACACCATTCGAGGGTGTGCCGAATTTTCGGCAACCCCGATGTTCGAGGAAACGACCTATGTCAACTCTCAAAACGGGCAGACCTATCCGATGTTCATAATGAACCGCGATGGCTTCTCTCTTTTGACAATGGGTTTTTCAGGAAAGAAAGCCATGAAGTTCAAGGTTGACTTCATCAACGCTTTCAACCAAATGGAACAAAAGCTTTCTTCTGTTTCGCAAACCCCGCAACCTCAGTTTCAAGTTCCTCAGTCGTTCAGCGAGGCTTTGATGCTTGCCGCCCGTCAGCAAGAGAAAATCGAACATCAGCAGCAGCTTCTCGTTCAGAAGGAAACGCTCATTTCTCAACAGACGGCACAACTGGAACAGAAGGATGAAACTATTGAGGTTCAGTCGAACGAACTGATGAAGTCAGCCCCGAAGGTCAACTACTACGACCAGACCTTGCAATCGAAAGATACGATGACTATCTCCGAGATAGGCAACGTGTATGGTTATAGTGGTGTGATGCTTAATCGGCGGCTTGTCGAAGCGGGAATCATCTACAAGCGCGACCCTTCATCGAAACTCTACCTCTTGAAGAAACCGTATTCCGAATGGAAACTGGCATCTGAGCGCACTCAGACATACACTCGTTCGGACGGTTCGGTAGGAACGAAGCATCTGTTGGTCTATAATGAACGTGGACGGCGGTTCATCAGTGCGCTCATTGAAAACGACTTCAATGTGAACGAAGCCTTACGCTCCATACAAGGAAAGAAGCAATGATACAATACAACGGACATAACTACGAGGTCATTCCCGAACATTCGGAATACTCCTGCGAGGACTGCGCCTTTCACTATGAATGTAAGCACATAAAGAATGTGGGCAAGTCTACGAAGCCGGAGTATAAGGAACTGCCTACGGGGCAGAAAGGTTGTTCAGCCCCGAATATCGAGCCATTCCGTTCATGCAAGCACGACCATGTAATATACAAGCAAATAACCCAAGTTTAACAATATAACAATGAACATTATGAGTACAGAACAAAAAACAAAACTGAAAGCATTACAGGCTTTCCTCACCGAGAATGGAATGTCTTACTATTCTCCCTTCAAGTCGAAGAAGCACGATGTTAAGGCATCGCTGTATGTCCCGAAGCATCGAATCATCGTAAAGATGTCCGAGGGCGAAGTAAAGGACACTGAGTTTTTCTTAAAGGTAAAGTATGTCTATCGCCCGCTGTTCATCCGCGAGTCGGAAACGGCAGAGTTTATCGTGGAGAAGATGCAAAACCTCATTGTCGATATAATGAAGCGCAAGCAGGCTGGCTTCGAACGTAGAATGAAAAAGCAGAGATAATTATGCCTATACGACCCGAGAATAAAGCCCGATACCCGAAGAACTGGAAGACGGAGATACGCCCGATGATTCTGCGAAGAGCCAATAATCGCTGTGAGTTTTGCGGAGTGGAAAACCATACCTATCGCCTGAATGAAAAAACGGGAAAGATGGCTTATATCGTGCTTACCATCGCACACATGAATGAGGTCGTGGAAGATTGTTCACCTGAAAACCTTCGCGCTCTCTGCCAGCGTTGTCACAATCGCTACGATGCGGAACATCGAAAGCAGACGCGCTCACATACAAAGGCATTGAAAGATAAATCGCTAAACATATTCGAAAACAATGACTGACGATAAGTTTTTAAAGGCGCAAACTCTGAAAGATGATATTCTTCAAGTGACGAAGGGTATCGAAACGATAGACCATCTGTTCGCGGAGTGGGAGAAGATACACGCGAAGAGTGAAGATAAGTTTGATTTCGCCTTCGTTGACCGCAAGAAGGAATGGGAGCAGATTGCCCTCATGGCAGAGCAGTTTGATTCCGTTCGCGAAACGGTAGTCCGTGAGACTGTCCGCGCCCTGCGTGGCAAGCAGCATGAGTTACGTGTCCGACTGAATGAGTTAAACAAGCAATTCACGAAACTATGATGGTACAACCGCAAAGCATATACGAAGAGAAATACGATGCATCGCCCGAAACGTTCGCATCGTGGGGAAAGACAAAAGAACAGGCTTGCCGGAACTGCCGTGCCTACGACCAGTGGTTATCGTGCGGCTTCAAAGGAGAGCCTGAGTTTGATTCTTTCGGATGGCTCAAAAACGGAATGCACATAAAGGCAGATGAAACCATTCTCCTGTGGACGAACGGCACAGCGGACAATACCGTTGAGTGCGCACAGTTGCCTAACGGGAAATGGATTTCGGGCATTCACTATATGTTATCATCGTCCGGGCAGTTCAATGGGCTATCGATATGGAGTCATCAGTATAATTCCCGTGTGGAAGCATTATCTACGCCCATGCGCTCTTTAATCGAGAGTATAAAGAAGAATGGGCTGGAACGCGACAAGGCGCACATCGCGGAAATAGTGAAGGCACTGGATAACGTAAGACAACTATCTTTATTTTGAATAATATGGAAAAGGAAGAAGAGAAATGTTGCGGCAACTGCTGTTGGTTCTGCTATGAAGATACGGACGGCTTCGGGAACTGCATCAAAGGCAAGGAAAAGGATGCGTATGGTTTCGTTCGGTGCGATGATGACGCTTGCGATGAACACGCCAGCACTGAGATGATGCGTCACTACATGGCCGTACTCATACAGGCAAACCGCTATCGCCGTGACCAGAACGTACCGAGCATCTATCGTATGCCCAATCCAAAAGACCTTGGCAAGGCTATTGATTTTGCCATTGAACATATGAAAGTATTTGGTAACTTATAAAACGAAGTGTTATGGAAGAAAAGAAGAAGCGGGTGCGCCCCACGGTGGCGCAAGTGAAAGAGTTGGAAAAGGAACTTTCCGACATCAAAGAGAACTATCGGTTATCCCTGCTGACGAATAAGCATCAGATGGAGGAAATCACCAGTCTCAGGAACGCGCTCATTGAGTGCAAGACGGACTATGCGAGGGTTGAGGAAATGGCGGCTGATATTGCCATCGGGCGACAGGCTTTACTCAACTTTTCGCTGATGTTGCGTGACGGGAAGAAAGACCCGGCACTGCTGAAACAGGCATCCGAATCGTTCCAGCCCCTCATTTCGATGGTCTATGGTGATATTGTCAATGCCCTCCCGCGAAAGAAGGTCATCGAGAAGATACGTTCCGAACTGGAAACCCTCAAACAGTCGAACTCATTGATGGAACAGGAACTTGACCGCCAGCGCAAGGAGACCGACAAATATGCTGCACTTATGAAAGCCTCCGTCCAGCGTTGCGAACGGTTGGAGAAACGAGGCCTTTGGGCAAGAATAATGAATAAGAAATAATATATCGGCTTATGTGCATGGTAAACTATGAATACGAAGAAGAAGAGTATGAGGTCTTTGTCGAAGGTCAGCCAGACCACCCATTCGCAAAAGGAAAGCGGAAAGTCCTCACAGACGAAGAACTCGAACGGCTCTCATACTGACCGATGGCTGCGGATGCGCCGTGCCGAACTCATGGCGCACTCGTCAGACGCGGAAAAAGCGGCATATCGCGTTCTTTGCTCGCTGGGCTATAAAGTCATACGGCAGAAGCCTATCTCGACAGGCAGGAGGCTTTATTTCGCGGATTTGTACATTCCCGAACTTCGGGCGATAGTCGAAATCGATGGTGGCTATCACTACACGAAGAATCAGAGGCGGCTCGACACGAACCGAAGCAATGGGCTGTGGCGCATGGGCTATCACGTCCTTCGCCTTTCCAACCATGATGCGCGTGACGCAAACAAGATAAAAGCCAAGATAGCGATTTTGGTGTAAAGTTCATAGAATTGCTTTATTATATAAGTAATGTTAAGTCGGATGCCCTGTTTGCGAAAATCGGGCATCTTTTCCCTTTTAAGGCAAATATAGGCAAAAATGCTTCTTTTTAGCGAAAAATAGCATAAAATACAACGCAAGATTGCAACTATCTCAGATTCTATGCGTATATTTGCACATAGAAGTTTAACAAACGATAGGAGATACAACAATGAAACAGAACAATTTTTCAGAGAAGTTCACCGCGAAGTCAACTTTAGACATTAACGCCTTGAAGGCAGAGTTGATGAATCCAGCAAACAACATCCGCAACAAGGTTGCCAATGAGGTGAGGGAGTTCAAGGAGCGCAAAGCCAAGCGCAACACCCCGAAGGTATTCATTAAGGAATCCATCTACGGGAAGAACAAACAGACATTGTTCGTTGTGGAGCGTGAAGAGTATTTTATTGACCGTTGGTACTTGGTGGGCTATATGTGCAACGGCAATGGAGAGTGGTACGAAGCCGAAATGGCACTGGCAGCAGTTGCTAAGAAGATGGCACTCGGTACGATGACACAGATTCAGTAACTTAACAATGGAGGATATGACTATGAGCAAGATGATTGATGACTTTTCGGCAAGGTTCGAAATGGTGAACCCCGACAATAACTACCACTACATCGACTTTGTAGAGTTGAAGATTGAAGAGTGGGGGCAGTACGCGGAGAAGGTTGCCTATACGTTCAATAGCGACAGTGAGAACACCGCGAAGCAGTTGGTCAAGGCACTGGAGAAATACCGCTGTTTGCGCTTCGTGACAGGAGTGACAGGCCGCACGAAGAACTGGTTGATACAAGTTCGTATCAAGGATTTCATGGAGAAGTTGCTTGGCGACCGCCTTGCATGGATTTACTCTTCGGGAGGCGACACGGTGTACTACATAGACGAAATGAAACCCGACCCGAAGAAGGATTGGCCGAAGGACATGGTTTGTTCTTGGCATTGAAAGATACCAATGTGTGAATGCTCAATAGTTCGGGATGCGCTGCCTGTGAAGGTCGCGCATCTTTTTTTTGCGTCCTCAGGCGCGTTTTGATTGTTCGCCTGATAAAGTCATCGGGGAGGCGAAGAAAATGCACTGAGAAGCCCGAAAAACGCCCAAAACGCTACTTGTTTATTCGCACGAACAAAAAAACATTCGCGTGTTTATTATTAAAACTAACTTTGCGGTGGAAATTTTTATTCACCAAACAAATTAGGAATTATGAACATCAAAGAAAGAGTGCTTGCTTCACTGAAAACGTCTTACGCGAAGTACGGTTTCAAGAAGGATGAACTGAGTTCGTTGACAGACATCATTTCCGCAAACCTCACAGACGAGTCAACCGATGACGATGTTTCGAAAGCCATCACTGCCGCAGAGGGTTACGCAAAGATGATGCAAACAGTGTATAACCGTGGTATCTCCGAGACCAACAAAAAGTTCGAGGGATATGTGAAGCCTAACGAGCCTCCAACGCCCCCGACACCTCCGACACCGCCTACGCCCCCAGCAGGTCCGTTGACGATGGAACAGGTACAGGAACTGATTGCCAAGGCCAACGAGAACCGCCAGAAGGAGATTGACGAGGCAGTCGCGAAAGCAATCGCCCCGTATCAGCAACAGCAGGAGCAAACACGCCTTGCCGGACTTCTCGCTTCGCACGAAAAACTAAAGTCTGTTCCTAAGACGTTCAGTGGTAAATACACGCTTGACAAGGAAGAAAATCTCGATACGTTGGCTGCTCAAATCGAAACCGATTACGCTGCCTTCAAACAGGAACTCATAAGTTCAGGACAGTTTGTGGAAGCACCCGCGACCCCGAAGCCCGAAGACGAGACAGACGACTTTGTTAAGCAGATGCAAGACTTCGGAAGCAGAAATGCACCGCAGCCCCCTGCACCTCCAACGAAGTAAAGTTAACTCATTGTAAAACTAAAAACATTTGAAGTTATGTCTACAAAAAATGGTATGTTCATGCACAAGGGCAAGCCGACAGACATAAAGGAGGCTCTTTGGTGGGAAGAGACTTGTATTCGCCGTCAGGGCGGTTACGACCTCGACACCTCCAATCTTCCCGAAAAACTGCGCTGGTTGCCTAAAGGCACTGTTCTCGCTTTCAACAAAGAGAACGGGAAGGCCATTGTCGTTAAGTCGGCAAAGGTCTATGAGGCCGCTTTGGCAGATGCCACAGCCGTAAAGGTTGAGGACACTGGCATTCTCAAAGTCGGTGATGTTATCGGTGGAATGACTATCTCCGCTATCGCAACGGAAGATGGTATCGCTACCCTGACCGTTGATGCCGTACCCGAGGCTCTCGAAGCCGGTGCTGTCATCGCGGATGCAAACTCTAAGGGTGTTCTGCTCGGACTCCAGTACGAGACGAACGATTTGCGCGACAACGACTATCCTCAGGTCACACCGACCTTGCAGGCATACGAGATTGAAGAGGACACAATGCCCTTCCCCGTCAACGATGACATCAAGAAGGGTCTTGGCGACCGTCATCAGTTCAAGATTCAGTAAAAGAAAGGAGGACTTAGACTATGAATTCTATTCTTAAAAGTATTCAAGAGCCGAAAGCCTTTCAGGCATTCGTGGACGAGAACATGAAGGTCTCGACCTATAAGGCTCTGTGGAAAGAGGAAATCTCGCAGGTTGACTACGAGGCCGCAAAGCAGTATAAGGCATCTCTTGCCGAGTATGGTGCTGCCATCGCTGGTTCTGTGATTTCCAAGAACGGCGAGAAGCCCGTTCACCGTCTGCCCGACTTCCAAGACCTGTTCGGTTCTATCGGACACCTTGGCGACGAGTGGGAGTTGGATAACGACTACATCGAGCAGATGCTTTATCTGGAGGGTCGCTACCGCAACCGCAAGGCTGGGTACACCGAGGCACAGAACCGCGATGAGTACGACAAACTCATTCGCTATGCGTTCCGTCCTTTCGAGCGTGCCGTCATCGCCCCTCACAAGCGTATCGACATGCTGTATTTCGAGGGTTTGTTCAACGGTACTCAGACCGTCAGCAAGCAGAATAACTTGAAGGCCAACGTGACCTACAAGTTCGACCTCGATGTGAAGAAGTTCAAGGTTCTCAAGGGTTCGAAGATTTGGGGTGACCCCGAATCCAAGCCTATCGATGACATCCGTCAGGTGGTGAAGTACGCCAAGTCAAAGGGTCGTACCATCCAGCGCGTCCGTATGTCCGAGGACACCTTCTATAACATGTGTCAGTCCAATCAGATTAAGGCTACATTCCGTCTGAACCTCCAGTCGGTAACAGTCCAGTCTGCTGTTCCTCTGTTGTCCGTAGACCAGGTTAACACCTATCTGCGTTCTGTGATGCTGCCGACTATCACTGTCGAGCCTGACCGCTTCGTGGAGTTGGCAAACGGTGTCCCCTTCAACATGACCGTTGACAATCGAGTCGTATTCCAGTGCGCCCCGAACGTTGCCGTCATGAAGATTGCCGACCCGCTCGAGCTCGTTGACCCGCTGCCCGGTAAGACCTATTCGCAGCACGACGATAACCTCGTTGGTTACTGGCGTGACAAGACTGGTCGCCACACCGACTATGACATGTGGGCTCAGCCTGTGTTCAACGGCATCAACAACTACTTCATCCTGATTACTGACGAAGTATCGAAGTAGTCTGACGCTGGGAAAGGGACTTATATCTGAAAGTTTTTCAAGTTGGTTGAATAAAGTGAAAGTATGACAAACCGCGAAGCCATAGCAGCCGAGATACAGCCGTATTCTCTTGACGAAAACGGATTGGAGAAACTGTTCATCGACAGTTGCTCTCATTTCGGTCAAAAAGGTAAAGTTGATGACGATTACGATTCTTCGATGCTTCGTCCAGTGGCTTTAGCAGCGATGCGCTGCCTTGCGCGTATGAGGGTTTTGCAACGTGAACAAATCGATGTTATCAGCAATACCTATGATACGGCACAACTCAACAAAGCAATCGCGGCTATTGCGGCTTCTGCGGGTTTGTCTGCTTCACTTGTTGATGCCGAGGATGACAACTATAACGTGACGGCAGTCAAATGCTGGTAGTCTATGCGGTTCGAAGATGTGTTGAAAGTAAGGCCGAAGGGTCAGCCTCTCTATGACGAGAACAACGACCCGATAGCGGAAGAGGATGCGGAGTTCGTGGATTTCTCCAAGTGCTTTGTGTCGTTCAACGCGGCTGCACAGAAGATACGCCTTAATGACGGTTCAGAGTACGTGTACTCTTTTTATGTCATTGCCCCGCTAAAGAAATCGCTATATCCGCTTATCCCCAAGGAAGGCGACTATGTGCGAATAATGAAAGCGGACGGAACGATAGACAAGGTGATGGTAGTCCGAGGTTTCGTGACGTACAAACAACGCTACCTCAAAATATGGCTATAAAGGCAGAATTTAAGGTCGAGGGGCTTCGGGAAATCCAACAGAGGCTCATAGAGCGGAAGGAAGCACTAAAACGAATTCTCGACATGAAACTCCTACAGTTAGCCGAGGAAGCGGTCACTCATGCCAAATGGAACAAAGGATATAAGGACAGGACGGCGAATCTGAAAAACTCCATTTCATTCGCTCTCTACTATGACGGTGAACTTGTCACGGCTCATGCCGGACAGATACCCGAACCGCAACAAAGTCCCGAAGGACAGGCGCAGGTCGAAGCGGCATTGGACGAATACGCAAGGAAAGAAAATGTCGTTGCACCGAAGGGTTACTCACTGCTGATAGTCGCTGGTATGCGTTATGGGGCGCACGTAGAGCATCGAGGCTATAACGTGTTGCATCTGACAAAGTACTATCTGAGGGATGAATTGAAGAAGGTTCTCGAAGAGGCAATAGATGACGTAAAAGAAGGTAGAATATGAGTTTAATGCTTGGTGGAAAGGCTGTTGATGCAATCGTTAAGCATCTTAACGAGGAAATCAAGAACGGCGCATTGAAAGGCTTCTCAGGCCGTGCTTATAAGTACGAACGACCCGAAGGAACGACTGGCGAATATATTGCCGTCAACCATCTGCCTTTCGTGCATCGTGGCGCAGTCGGTGAAGGAGTGGTGAACATCAATGTTCATGTTCCCGAAACGAAAAGCCATCAGCCCGACACAAAGCGGTTGGATAAGTATTCTTCTGCGATAGCATCAATGTTTCCCGAAAATACATACATCGAGCCAGCCTTCTACGAGTTTCTTGCGGATAGTCGCCCGACACCTGAGGACGACAAGACGTATTACGTCAACATACAGTTAAATGTAATTTTTAATAATTTAAATAAGTAACGATTATGAAGACAGCAGCTTATGGTATTTCTACCGTGACTCTCGCACCTTGCGGTGCTAACGGTGCTTATCCTACATTCTCAGGGGCTGGTACTTTCAAGTTCAAGGCAATCGTGAAGGACTCCCTTCAGTTCAACGACCAGGCAGGTTCGGACAACGACATCGAGGTAGAGGATAGCGATGACATCTACGCTACCCTTCAGTCCAGTGCTCCCACCAAGGGCTTCACTATGGACACCTACGATATGGGCAAGGCCGCTTATCTCCACCTGATGCAATACACGGAGAATGAGGAGGGCTGGATTGAGGCTCCTACGCAGGTCAATGACCTGTTGGAGGCCGTTCAGATTATCACGAAGGCCTTTGACGAGTTCCCCGCCAAGCAGTTCGAGTGGGCGAAGATGAAGATTAAGGTTACCCGTGCCGGTACTCTCGGCAAGTCGGGCTTCCCCAACCTCCATCTGGAGTTCCGCGAGCAGATGAATGCTGACAAAGACGGCAAACCAATCAGCGGTCATCGCTGGAAGGATCTGTCCGCAGCACCCGCCACCAATGGTGATGAAACACCCGGCGATGGTAATTAAGTTCACACTGTGAATAACTAAGAACGGGGTGATAGGCTTTTCGCCTGTCGCCCTTTCTTTCATTAAATACTAACGAATATGAACGCAACAGAGAAGAAGAAAACTGCTGACGCACTTACGGAACGTACCGTATGGACTCACATCGGGTTATTGCCCATTCGCCTACGCCCTCTCACTCTCGGTCAGATATACGAAATGGGCGAGTATGTGGATAAGATGGAGGGTGACGGGCTGGAACTCGAAAAGAAGTTCAATATGGCGGCTGAAATGCTTGCCCGCTATAAGAGTGCTGAAATGATGCAAGAGACGTTCCTTATATGTGCCTATCGCCGTCGTTGGGCGCGTAGGTTGTTCCGAGGGTATATCCTTCACCGCCTGACGATACGCAAGTTTCAGAAGGCTCTCGCTGTCATCACGGATGCTTTCAGCGCAAATTTTTTCTTGACCTCTATCATTTTCCTACACAAGACGAAACCGATGACCGAGCAGAAGCAAACGACTCACCATGGGCAACCGTTGGAGGAATAATGAAGTATTTCCGCATGAGTTACGAAGAGGTTGTCTTTGAACGCTCATACTTGAACATTCTTCTCTTGAACCGCTCCATCCCGTCAATGAACTTAGACAATGATGATTATCCGAAGAGTGGTAGAGGTCATCCGAAACCGAAAAAAACACGCCCGGCAGCGAATAATCAGAAGTTCAGGCACGAATCCGAACTTTTCGCATCCATGATGTAGTATATGAATCGCAGGAAACGCATTTTAAGGTCGTTTCCCGCGATTTCTTTACTTGTTTATTCACTTATCCAGCCGTTCGCCCGAAACGCGCTCAAAAGCCTTAATTTTGCGATGAAATCGCAAATATGTTTTAATTATGGCAGACGAGAAAGATATACTTGGCATTAGTGGGCAACTGGATATATCGGATATTGTCGGTTCGATAGACAGGCTATATTCTGAGTTCGGTAAGGTGGGCAATATTTCGAAAGAAACTGCTGCCGAGGTCGAACGCGCTTTCAAGGCCGTTGGTAATGCGACAAAGGCAGAGGTGGGCGAGAAGGCAAAACAGGCTCTCGATGTTTTCAAACGTGCATTTGAAGAAGCGAAGAGCGGTGCAGAACAGAATGTCAGCAAGATTGAATCAACCATCGAACGATTACAGGCGAAACTCGCCAAACTCTCCGTTGAGCGTAGTGATACCGTCATAGGCACAAAGACTTATGATAATCTCACGCGTCAGATGGAATCACTCAACACACAGATACATAACCAACAGAACTTGCTGGCTGTTGCCCGTGGTAACGCTATCTCTGTCGGTGATGCCTATAACGCATTCCTTTCACAAATCGCCACGGCCAACTCCGCAGTTGATGCGTTTAATGCCGTCAGCAGTGGCTCTACCGTTGCCGTTGGTGCTAACACTGTTGCTCATACTGCTGCTGGTGTTGCCGTTGGTGTTGAAGCAATGCAACATGGCAAGAATACGGAATCTATCAATGAGGAAAATCAAGCCATGAAAGAGTCGGCTCAGTTGTCTGTAGAGGCAGCGCAAGCCGATGAAGGCTACGTCCGAACGAAAGAGGAAGCCATAGCGAGGATAACGGAACTTATCGAAAAGTTCCATCAGTTGCGTGATGCACAGGCAGAATATACGGAAATAGAACGCGCCAGAACAAACGCAATAACAACGATTGATGCGTATAGTGGCTTTGGCATTAGCCGTGATGACTTTGACCTTTCAATGCGCCCGCAAACTGGCAATGAACAGCAAAAGAAGGCTGTCGAGCAAGTCACAGAAGCCATTCGTGAGCAAAAGGATGCGCAAAATGAAGCCGCAGAAGCCGAAAAATCGAAAGTTCAGCAACTCACTGAGGAACTTGCCAAGGCACAAGCCGAATACAAACGCATGATTGGACTTTCCGAGGATGCCGGTCGTATCAGAACAGGCTTGCGGACACGGAACGTCGTTAATGCCTATCAAGAAGGTTTGGTGACAGAAGCCGAAATGCAACGTATCATTGCTGCTGCTGAAAGGGTGGAGCAGTTGAAGCAAGCGTTGAAAGAGGCTCGTGCCGAAGCCGCCAATTCTCCTTCCGTCAATTCTGAATCCGCAACAAGTCCGCAAACTGACTGGGCGAAACATAACAGCGATATTCAGCAATATAAGCAACATATCACGGACTTACAGGCTGAACTCGACAAATTATTGGCCGAGCAAGATAAAATCTCAAATAAGGAAAATCTCACAGGAAAGCAACAGCAAGACCTCGATGCCCTTAATGGAAAGATAGAAGAAACGAAGCGTCAGTTGCAAGAGGCAGAGAAAGAACTGAAACGGCTCAATGGTGAAACAACCGTTGGAAATATCCGTAATTTCAGTCTTACCGAAAAGATAGAAGAAGCGAAGCGTAAACTCCGTGAGTTCATTGATGAACACCCGAACATCAAAAAAATTGAAGATGCGTTTGATAGGGTAAAGAATAAAGTGTCGGGTGTCGGTGATGCACTTGGCAATAACAATGGAGTGCAACGTTTCAAAGCCGAATACGAACAAATAACTGGACTGCTTGGCGACTATGGAACAAAAATAGGCAACGTACTCACCGGCAATGGTCGATTCCAGCAAAGCCTCGGTCAAGTCGGTAGCGCGTTCGGTGCTTTGGGCGCACCTATAAAGGCTGCAACGAGTGGAGTGCTTTCAATGACGAAAGCCTTGTGGTCTATGGCTATGACTCCTGTCGGTGCTGTCATAGCCGCTATTGTTGTGGCATTACAAGCCTTACATTCTTGGCTTAACAAGAGTGCGGAAGGTCAACGAGCAATGGCTAAGATTTCCGCATTTCTTGGTAGTATCATGGCATCGTTATCCGATATAATGATTAAACTTGGTGGTTATATCTTCCATGCCTTTGCTGATGCGGGTGCACCCATGAATGCTTTCGCTCGTGGTATGGTAACGACCATTAAAGGCGCGGTGACAACGGTTGCCGACCTTTTGAGCGGGCTTGGCAATACCATCAAGGGTATCTTCACGATGGATTGGGACACCTTCTCGAAAGGAATGGGGCAGATTTGGGATGGTATCAAAGGCGCAGGCTCTACGGCAATCAATGTTTTAGATACGGCTTTGAAGGGTATTTCTGGTACATTCTCAATGATTAAGGATGGCTATAAGACACTTGATTCTGCCGACCTCAAAGCAGGAATCGGGAACATTGTTCGAACAGCCACAGAAGCCGCACGTCTTGCCGACCAACAGTTAGATGCACAAGTGGCACTTGGTAAGGCAAAGGAGTACGAAGCGAAAGTATCTGCCGATATTGCCCGCGAACGCGAGAAGATTTATATGCTTTCCGGAAAGGAAAAAGACGCTCAGATTGAGAAAGTCAAGGCGATGGAGAAAGAGAAGTATGACCGTCAGATAGCGGCTCAACAACAACTCTATGAAATCCAAAGGAAGCGTAATCAGCTCCACACTGTGAGCCTTGAAGATATAAAGGCAGAGCGGAACTTGCATATCGAGGTTCTACAGACGCAAGCCCAGCAGGTCGCCAGCACTCGTATGCTTGTGCGTATGCAACAGTCTAACTTGAAATCAATGGCGAATGCCAACAAGAAGGATGCGAACACACAGGCAAAGATACTGGAGGCAGAAGCCAAACTCGAAGAGGTTATCCGCAAGAATGGTATCGCCCGTGTCAAGGCAGCGGTATCAATCGAAGACCAAATTACGGATGCAACAATAGCCGCGATGGAAGAAGGTGCTGAAAAGGTGCATCGTTTGAAAGAACGTGAGTTGCAAAAACGTATTGATGATATAGAGCGTTCAAGGAAGGAAGCCATCGAAGCAGAACGCAACCGTCAAAAGGCAGAGTATGACGCTCAGGAGGCCGTCATAAAGGCTCGTGGCGGGCAAGTTAAGGCTTGGTCTGATGAAATGCTTGACCAGCAGGAAATCGACAAGATAAACGATTATTTCAAACGATTGCTGGAAAGCGAGCGTATGCGACAAATACAAGACCAGCGTAATATTGAAGATGACTTGATACAGTCGCATCAGTCCTACGTTGACCGCAAACTCGCTATCGATAAGAAATACCGCGATGATGTTGCTGTCATCGATGCCGCCATTGCCGATGCCGAAGCGCGGGGTGACACGGAACGAGTCGAAGCCTTGCGCCGTTCGCGTATTGAAGCGGCACGTCAGAGGGCAGAGAGTCAGGCATCGCTCTCTCTTGATGAACTAAAGAAAACTCCCGAATACGTTCGTGCTTTCGAGGACTTGGGCAATACTTCGTCTGAGACCTTGAACTTCCTTATAGGCGAGTTTGAACGCGCTAAGGAGGCAGCGGCTCAGTCGCTCGACCCCGAACATCTGCGTGAGTACACCAACACCTTGCAACAGATGTACGATGAACTCAACGCCCGTAACCCCTTCAAGTCTTTTGCTGAGTCGGCAAAGGAACTGAAAAAGGCACAGGATGAAGTTCGAGAAGCACAGGAACGCCTTAATTTGGTGAAGGGTGGCACGATGCTCATCAAGAGTATCACCTATGACAAAAAGACCAAGAAGTTCAATGTCGAGAATTGGGATGAAGAGAAGGCCACTCGCGCCCTCGCTGCCGCAAAGGATAAAGAGGCACAGGCATACAATCGCGTATTGAAAGCCGTTGGTGCTTGCTCACAGCAGATAATGCAATTTGGTTCGATGCTCGAACAGTTGGGCAACTCCATCGGTGGTTCTTTCGGTGGTGCTCTCGGTGCTGTCGGTGGTATCGCGAACTCCTTGGGCGGTGTTATCGGGAGTATTCAGAATATCAATACGAGCGCAACAGGACTGAGTGCCGTCCTTCAAAAGGTCAACGCTATCGGTACTACCGTTAGCGCGATGATTGACCTGAACATGAAACTCAACTCCATACTGCCTGACTCTCACTCACTCTACGAACACTATGCCGCAAAGCAGCGTGAGATAAACGAGATGCAACAGCGCATCATGGAACTTCAGATAGACCAACTCGAAGACCGCCTTAACAAGGAACACTGGATATACAGCAACGGTCTTACGAATCTGAAAAAGGGTGCTGAACTCAACAAGAAGTATCTCGCTGCGTATGGCAAGGTCGCAACACAACCGCAAGAGATATATCAGAATGCCGGTTCTGGCTTTTCAAGTTGGGCTCCAGCCATCTTCGGTGCTATCGTTGGTATCATCGGAGGTGTACTGACATTCGGTGCGGGTTCGGGAATCGGTGCTGCACTTGGAGCGACTATTGGTTCTGCGATTGGTGGTACGGCTATCGGTGCTGCTCTCGGTTCGACAGTCATCGCGGCTATCGGTACAGCGATATTCGCTGGTGCTGGTGCTGCCTTTGCAAATGCCGTTCGTGCCGGTATCGATACGCTCACGTATGACTCAGGTCAGACGGCTGCTATCAACAACATGCGAGTACAGACGCGCCATCGCACATTCTTCCGCTCTGAAAAGACGCAAGACCTCCAGTCGTGGGTTAAGGAAAACTGGGGAGAGGATTTGTTTGAGGACGTGAAGGGCGTGTCACTCGTTGACCCCGAAGTGGCAAGGAAGATACTCGGTGAAGGTGGCCCAACTCTTGTCGGTGAGACTCGCGAGACACTGGAGAAACTGCTTGAATACTCGGAAAAGGCGCATGAGTTCCTTGACGAAATTCACGAATACGTTTCCAACGCATTCTCGCCCCTCGTTGATAATCTGACCGATGCCCTTTGGGATTGGTTGAAGGATGGTACGGACGTGATGGACTCGTTCCGCAAGTATGCTGGCGACACGTTCCAGTCGATAGCGAAGGATGCGATGAAGGCTATCGCAACACAACTTATCTTCGAGCCGTTCCAAGAGCAACTTGAAGACCTTACCATTGCCTTTTCAACAGGGCAGATGGATGAAACGGCATATATGCTCGGTGTTTCGGCTTTCGCGACACAGGCACAGGAGGCGATAGAGAAATATCTTCCCTCGCTGGAGAGTGCCATGCAAACTATCCAAATGGCTTTCGACAACGCAGGCATTGACATCGTAGGCGGTACTGGTGGTGCTGAGGATAAGTCAGCCACATATAATTCGCTGGAGAAATGGACTTACGACCAAGCCGATGAACTTATCAACCGTGCCACAGCCTTACAGATTATCGACGAACATCAGTACGAGATACTTTCGCAGAGCCTTGACATGGCGTATAGCACGATGCAAGGAGTCGAGAGCATCCGCATCACTGTTTCCGATATTCTCGATGGCATACAGACCACGATAGATTTGCATGAAACGACAAACGCACGGTTGGAGCGCATCGTTCAGAATACAGCCCCGATAGCGGAGATACGCGACTTAGTGAAGAAATTGTATAACGAAAGATAATGAGATATGAAGAATAGTGCTTTTATCAAACTCCCCGATGACGAAGATACGCAGTATGTTGACATCTACACTGAGTATGGTGTTTCGTTTCTGAAAGGCGCGTATCTGACTTTGCTCAACAAGTCGGCATCGAAGGGCTATGTTGAAAATGACAGTCGCTTGCAACATGGCGTTCAACTGGTAGCCAAGCCGAAGTATGCGAAGTATCAGAAGCGCACGGTGACAGTCGGATTGCTCCTTGAAGCGGCATCGGCAAGCGAGTTCTCTGACCGCTTCGAAGCCTTCACAAGCAAGATTTCGCAGGGTATTTTCTATCTCAAAATACCCTCCAAAAACCGCATCTTCAAACTTGTTTATAACGACATAAAGATAAAGCAGCAATTCCGAGGAAATCGCGCTACCTTTACACTCGAAATTACAGAGCCGAACCCGCAGGACAGGCTTTCTATAACATAAAACGGAGTTTGTAATCGTAGCGTGTATGATTGATATTTTCGACATCGAAGGCAGGAAAATCGAGAGTGGGCAGGTCTTGAAAGACCTTCTCATTACGAAGGACTGTCAGCACGTAGAGGAACTAATGAAGTCCGACTACGTTCAGATGTCATGGCGCGACACGGAGCGTTATGCCCTGCCTGTCGGTGCGTATATCATACCGTTTCCCGAAGAATTCAACCCGTATACTGGCGGTGACTCGCGCTACCCTATAAAGTATCGGCTCTACGAGCCTTACCTTCCTGACACAAACAGCGAGACGGAGTATGCTTATGAACCGCAGTTCGAGCATCCTATCATGTGGCTCTCGCGTATTCCCTTCATGCTTATTACCGGTCAGATTTCCGACTGGAACGCAGCCGTCAAAAAGACCACATGGGGATATACGGGCAGCGCACGTCAGATAGCCATGCTTGTTGTCGATTGCATCAACTGGCTTTCGGCACACTACCGTCTGTTCCATGACGAGATAGGCGGTGGCTGGACGGCTTTCGTTGACAGCGACCTCACGCCATCGGCAACGGTCAACTTCGATGCGACAAGTATCATGGGTGGTGCGGCACAGATAGCACAAGCCTTTGACTGTGAGTATCATTTCGACTATGCCCGCCGTCAGTTCCGACTCGGCACAATCCGCTATGGCGAGGAAGTGGAACTGATAACAGGCGTTAATGTCGGGGTCGCCAATGTGTCACGCACTCGCAAAGACTACCATAACGTGTTCCTTGTGAAAGGCTCTACGCGGAATCTTTCGCAAACGACAGATGGCGGTGAGAATGTGCAAGTCACCGAACGTCTGACTCTTGACCCTTCACGTTATCCAGACTCCATGATATATACAGACGAGAACGGCAATCTCATAACGCGTGAAGCGTTCTTGGAGCGCGGACTGCCTACGATTGTCGAGGAACTGGTTTTCGATGATATATATCCGAAACTGGAACTCTATCTGTATAATGTTCGCGAACGCCGTTGCTGGCTCTTGGATGATGACGGCAACCGCGTGGAAGATGCCGATGGTGTCCTTGACCCTTCGGATGGGAAGAAGTACAAAGCCTATTCGAAATGGTACACCCGCTTGGCATATCCCGTCTATACGACCGATTCCGAGGGCAATAGGACGGTTTCTCGCTGGCTCGACTATAAGTTATCGGATGATAATATTATCGAGGGGCAAACCGTTCAAATCACGTTCCTCCCGAACTATGCCACTGGCTCTATGAACTCGCTCATGCTTGGGCAAGGTGACTTCGATGTCGCCTACTATGACAAGCAGGTAAAGGAGAAAGGGGAGGATGATATGGATGCTGACGGTTTCATGGCACAGGAAGGTGACTATCGGATAGTGTTCAAGCAGTCTGATAATCTCATTATCCCCACAACATCGGCAGGCGGTATCTTCCCGCAGGGTGCGGCAACACCATCGCTCACGGGCAATAAGGCAACGCTTATCAATGTCGTTGTCGATGACACATACAAGGAACAGGCGTACCTCGACCTTGAAATGGTCGCCAAGCGAAAAGTCGCTCTGCTTCGCTCCGACTTGAACAACTACGAACTGCCTTCGAATCCTGTCTATTTCGAAGAGCACGAACCGAACTTGCACATCGGGCAGGCCGTCATCTATAACGATGGGCAGATGCTCGATGGTGGCACTTCCTACACGCTCGAAACGCACATCATAAAGATTGTCACGCAACTTGACTATCCTTTCGTCCGCGAGATAACCGTTGGCAACGAAAAGGTGAAGGGTGACATTTCGACACTCAAAGAGCAAGTGCAGACGATGATTACTGGCGGGGGCTATGCTTCCAACACTTCTTCGGGCGGTTCGGGTTCGGGCAGCGGGCTTTCCGATGACCAGATACAGCAACTTATCAACTCCTATGGTTCGATGTATTTCCTCTCGAAGATACACAATGATGTGGCGCGAGGGCATATCACATTCAACCAAGGACTGACATCAAAAGACCTCGCCCGACTGGAGAAAGGGGCGCAGTTCGGTGAATCCTTCCAAACAGGACTCTTCGGACGCGGTGGTAAGATTGATGACAAAGGACATGGCGAATTACAGTCGCTGACGCTCAGAACGTGGCTCGAAGTACCCGAAATACGGTTCAACCGAACAACGGTCAATATCGGACTTAAAATGCACTCTATGGGCGGTGGAATCATTGAAACCGTTACGCCCATTGATGAAACGACTGGTCGATGCACCTTGAAACTCGAAGAAGGGGAAATCGGTGCTATCAGTGACTATGACCTGTGTATGGGAATATGGCATGACGAGGCAGACCTTGACGGCAACGAGAAGGCAGATGTTGATGATAAGAAAGGCGGCTTCACGTTCGCTGGCTTCAAGACGGTGTATTTCCAAATCATCGAATGTTCGGGAACGAACAATAGCGAGTTCGTCTACGTCCTTCGCCCGATAAATGATGGTGGCAACGGCATCCATCCGTTTGCCGGTATGCACTTCGCCCAGCGCGGAAATACCAACGATACCTCGCGACAGGCATTCCGTTACGACACAACGAACTATTCCGTATGGCTTGCCGATGTATCGACGTGGGAGTTCCAAATGTCGAACTTCATCGAGATACGTGGAGTCTTGGATGGTTTCTCACTCGAAGCCATCAATGCCGAAGGCGACACGTATATAAAGGATTTTCACGGCGTAGGACAGGTTTTCGGTAATGCCTATATCTTCGGTGAGTTGCAAATGTTCGAACGCCTGAGGGTGAAGATGGAGATTGAAAGCACCATCGGCTTCGTCATCGCATGGGGTGAGAGTACCGTCCTCACATGTCACGTCATTCGCGGTGGCCTGGAGGATATTACGAACACCGTCAAGACGTGGGAAATCGTTCGCAACAGCGGTGACGAGGCAAGCGATAACGCATGGGCTTTGAAGCAGAAGGTCAAGGATTTCGCAGGAGCGATACTTATCTCCTTCAATGCGGAAGAGAATGACCTTGGCGATGGCCTCTCGACAACATTCACCATTACCGCCAAAGGTGATGCGGATGAACCGATAGCAGAAACAGTAGTAACATTTTAAAATGCGAAATTATGAATACATTTATCTACAAAGGAATCAGGTATTGCTACGAAGAGGTTGACGGGGTGAAGAAACTCCGCAAGATACAACTCTTCGAGAACTTTGGCTTTGAGGTCGATGGTGACGTGGCGGTGGAAGCCATCACGAAACCGAATGACAACAACGAAATCGATACCGTGGACGAAATCAAGAATTTCTTGCACGGCTACCCTGAGAATACGACTCTGAAAGAGGTGCTGGATGAAATCGAGGCTGGCGGGGCTTCGGAAGAGGACATCGCGAACACCGTTGATAATCTCATTACCGAGACGGATGCCCAGATAGACGATGACCTCGAAGATGTGTTCTTCCCTCCGAAGGTGAACGGTATCGCTGCCGAGGATTCGGGCGAGAACGTCACGTTGCGCCTTGTCGGTGAGAATATCGCGGATGACCGCCCGGTAGCATGGTCTTTGCGTCTTGGTGATATTCGCGTTGAAACGAGCGGGGTAGGCACTACGCTCACTCTCGACTCTACGCGCTCAACGCAGTACCGCAACGCAAGTCAGGTGACTGGAAAGGTTGTCATAGGCGACTATACCAGCGCACAGATTCGCATCAAGTAGGACTGAAAAGCGGCTCTGCCGCGTCAGTATATAGTTCACTTATTTTTTAATTTAAACTTTCAAAATTATGGCAAAATTAAGTTTGAAGGCTTTGGGAATCATCCTGAAGAAGGTGGCGACTCTCGCCAAGAAGTACACTGACCTGCAAATCAGTGCCAACAGTATTAACCTGTATGTCAAGGCTACCGCTAACACCGGTTATCTGAAGACCTACATTATCTCTACCGCCAAGTCGCTGGCCGAGGTTACTCCGCAGAACACCATCGGCGAGATTGACATTCCGAAGGACTTCCTCGTTAAGTCATCCAAGTTGCTGACAGTTGTCGCAGGCGAGGGTGCTGACGAAGGCAAGTGGATGGTAACGGAAGAGAACAATGTGGCCGTTGCCGAGCCATACGAGGCTCCTGCTGCTGTGACTGGTGCTGGTAAGTGGATTGACCTTGCTGTTAACACTGTTGAGGGTGACGAGACGGCACAGCACATCTGCGTTGACCTGAGTTCGTTCATCGACATCTACACCAATGGTAACGGTATCGACCTGAACAACAAGGTATTCTCTATCAAGCTCAACGCTACGGCAAGCGGTCTCATGGTTGATGCGAATGGTCTGGCAATCAACATCGACAGCGCAAACGCCAACGGTCTCGCCATTACTGCTGAGGGTCTGAAACTGGCTCTTGCTCAGGCTTCTACCAACGGTGCTGGTGGTGCGAACGGTGCGATGAGTGCGCAGGATAAGGAACACCTCGACGGCCTCGTTGAGGATATGGACTTGACCCTGCTGACCGATGCCGAGATTGCTTCTTGGTATGGCTATGACATCACCGGCACTCCTGCCGAGGGTTCTGATGCCGCTGCCGTGAAGGCTGCCATCGAGGGTGTCAGCACCGACTCTATCATTGACGGCGAGTAATCGCGTCTGACGGTATGGGCGGTGGTGGCTGTTATCCCTGCCACCGCCCATCTTGTTTAACCTCTAAAAGTAAGTATTATGGCTAAGTTACGACTGAAAGCGTTGGGATTGCTGCTAAAGAAGATGGCGGCTATCATCAACTATAAATTTGCCACAAAAGGCGAACTTTCCGATGTCGAGGATAGGCTGGGCAATAGTCTTGTTGTCGCCGTTCCCTTCGATGTCGATGAAACTGATGACGAGATGCTTGTCATAGACGAAACAGCAGAGGCGTATATAGACGAAGAAATGCTTGTTTTCGGAACAGAAGAAAGCGAGTAGTTGACAACCTTTTAAACATTGATTAGTTATGGCATTCTTTTCAAAAATAAAACTGAAAAAGACAGGCGAGATTCGTCAGTTGAAGGACACTGTGGCGCGTAACCAACTCGCTTCGTTGCAAACGACTGTCGATAATATGCAAACTGTGACTGTTGATGGTACGACATATCAGGTTGCCGACCTTCTCGCCTATGTCGCTCGTATCTATGGCTCGACCATTTGGATTGATACAGAAGGAGAATAATTCATGCAATAGAAAAGCATTATGGAAACAACGAGACTGAGAATAAAGAAAGAATTCGCTCCATTGACCGCTTCATCGCATCTTATAGTGGTGTCGAACGGTTTTAGCCCTCTCTTGCAAACGTACAACATTCGCAAGAAGGAGTACAACCCAAACCGTCAACTTTCGCCTTTGACTATCAAGCCGAATGTCATAGCATACGCTAACGATGGTTCGCTGAGTTCCCCCTATGCCAACGCAAACTTGGCTGCTGACGAGTTGCATTGGTTCTTGGACGGAAATCCGATTGAAGATTCATGGACGGTGAACGTGGACTATGAGATTCTTACTGTCGGTTCAGACCGTGGCTCACTCGTTGTCTATCGGAATATTCCCACAACTGAGCAACATCGTTTGCGTTTCGAGGGCGTTATTGCTGATACGCGCCTTGGGCAGAATATCGAAGTCAAGACGGACGAAGTGACGTTGCGAACGATAGACCTTGCGGAATATCAGTACAAACTCAACCTCGGCTGTGACCCCGTCATCCACTATAACCCATTCATCGACCCGCTGCTGCTCTTTGAGCATAAGAGGTCGCAGGGAATAGAGCAGGATATGACGGAAGAGCAGGCGCGAGAGGATAAGTTGAGTTACCTCTGTCGCATCCCCATCGTTCTTTTCAAGGGCGACAAGGAGGTAGAGGCAACGGATGACTATACGATAGAACTGTATCGGATTGGCGCGAACAACACCTATACGTTGATTGATACTGCTGCCGAAGATACTGAGATTGTCGAGTTCGACCGTTCCCATATCGTGATAGACCTCCGCATGATAACGCTCGAAAACTACCGTGTCGTTGTAAAGGTGAGAGGCGAGGAAAAAGACTCTATCCAGTTTGCTGTCCGTCGCCTTGAACCGAAATACGATAACCCTGTTCACGGCAATCAGACAGGAATCGTGCCTACGGCTACGGCTCGCTATGACCGCTTGATGATGCAATCGAATGGAAAGGTGCTGGAGTGTCCGGGCTTGTCGCTCAAAATCGACTGGTTCACGACATCGGCACATGCTACCGCCGTTCAGCACAACGAAGGCGAGGAAACCCTCTTTACACTTGCCAAGACAGGCATTGGAAACACGTATGAAGATGACTGGCTGAAAATCTATACACAAATCGTTAAAAACCCCGCCTATAGCATAGCATCGGAAGGCGATGATACAATATGGACGGATGAAAACGGAACTCCCTTTATATTCAATTAAAAAGTTATGATTTACATTATTGCACCGAAACAGAAAGCAGCCTCGTTTGGCTTCATTCTCGCCCGACATCGCACCAACTCGAAAGAAATAATCTTGAATAATAAAGAGGTGGTCTGCAATCAGAATCTCCATGGCACGTTCGAAGAGCGCGTGGCGCAGTTGCAAGGCACGGCGTATAGTGATAAGGATTTGTTACATGAACTTAATGACTGGTTAGAAAAATGAGCAAACAATACAGTACACAAGGTAGTGTCACCATCAAGCGACTGCGTACTGGTGGCAATCTCTCTACCTTTTTCAGGTATCTTGGCAGTCCGCTCTATCAAGGTATAGACCCCGACAAGACTCCCGTTCTTGTTGCGCCCGACTGGGAAGATGCGGACACACCAAACCCCATCCTCCTGCCGCAGTGCAAGGCTTCCGATGGACTGCCTGTCACTCTGTCGGGGCATAAGTGGCTTTATAATGACGTATATCTCGCCTTTGATGGTGCATCCGATTCCGAAGGTTACAAACTTTCAAGCGGAACGTACTATGCTGGCTACTTTGCGATGCGAAATGACGGCGCTTTGAAAATCGTCAAGAATCTCGCTTCCAAAGAGAATGATGCCGATGACGGTCTGACATACGAGGGATATGCGGCACACAACGGCGTTAATTCGCTGCCTGTGACGCACTCGACAACGATAGATATTCAGCATATCGCGTCCAACTCGTTCACGGCAACGGTATTCACCGAACAGGCCACACTCGACAAAGACACGACATCCACCGTCATCAAATCGGCTCTGTATTTCGGTGGTTCGATATATACGGAGAAGCCCTTCACAATCAAGTGGTATCGCAACAGCGTAGCCGATGCGAACGAACTGTCAACGACGGCAGGAAAGTACACCATTTCGGGCGACACGAAGCAGATAACCGTCAACCGCGATGGTGTGGATGGTATCTTGGAACTCGTTGCGGCATTCTTTGTCGGTGGCGAGCGCGTGGCTGTCGCTGGCATCTCCATCAAGGACGTTGCGGATGAATTTGTCATACGTTACAAGGTCACTGGTGAAGGTGTTGACGAGAGTCACAGCGTACAGGTCGAAGCCTATATCTCGAAGATTGACGGAGACCTCGACATCACAGAGCAATGTTCAAATATCACTTGGGACTTGGAGGTGGTGGACTATGAGACGAAAGGTGTCATCAGAACACTCTCTGGGCGTTCTACAACCATCACTAATGCCGACTCTACGAAGAATGGCGGTTTGCATGACGTGACGGTTACAGGAGGCGTAGAATTCACATATTAAATGTTTAATAACTAAAAAGATTCGAAATTATGACTGGTTTCAAAAAGTCGCTGGCAACAGCCAACCCCGTAACATCGATGCTTAAGAGCAACTCGGTGTTGGTCGAAGTAAACGGTGCTATTCGCCGTATCACTCTCGACAAACTGATTAACGTCATCAACGATGGCGACTCTCAGACCTTACGCGCACTGGCATGGGGCGTTCCCATCAAGCAGACACAATCTTCGCCCGCTTGGGGTCGTGTCGGAAACACGGATATGTGGGAGGCTTACAAGGCACAGTGTGGCTGCTATCTCGTAACACCTGATGGCAAGGCCGCAAAACTCTCTGTTGATAACCGTGGCGTGTATGCCGATGGCACTACTCTCGATGAATCGAAGGGTAATATCATGTGGATAGGCCCTCGCCTGTACTATCTCGTTCAGGTGGACGCAACAACGAACATTCCTTATCTGTGGTGTTCGCCTTATCCTATCTCGAAGCATTATATCGGTGGTGCTGATGGCGGCAACTATAACGTCATCGGCTGCTACATGGGTTCGTTCGATGCGAGCAACAAACTCCGTTCCGTATCGGGCGCGAATGTCAAGGCAAGCATCACTATCAATGCCTTCTGGAATGCCGCTCAACTCAACGGCGAGGATTGGGGATTGATGGACTATGAGCAGGTGCGCTTGCTTATCATGATGAACCTCGCACAGTTCGGAAACCCCAACGTGCAAGAAAACCTCGGCTATGGTCCCGGTGGTGATGCCGATAACTGGGCAAAGGTCAATAACCTTACCACTGGTGCAACAAAAGCACTCGGTGATGCCTTCGGTGTCGTTGACCTCTCTTCTGTCACCGATAATGCCAAGTCCTGCCATACTTCGTTCATGGGCATAGAAAACCTCTATAACTGGTACTGGCAGATGTTCCAAGGCATCTACTTTGGTAACAGCGCGAATGCCGCTCAGAATGGTACGGAGGTGTTCATCTATAAAGGCAATCGTCTGCCCGATGCCAATGAACTTGCAACGAACCCCAACGGTGATTTCCGTCAGATTACGCGTATCACCACTTCGGGATGGCTCTCGGAAGTTGTTCTTGGCGAGTTCTTCGACATCATAGCATCCTCCATAAATGGCGGTAACTCAAACGCCCGCTGGTGTGACTATACATACAATAATGACACAGGCCAGTTGCCCCTTGTTGGCGCGTACGCGCATGACGGTTCGCGAGCCGGACTCGGTTGCGTTTATTCGAGTCACGTGTGGTCGAGTACGAGCCCGTACATCGGGGCTCGCCTTGCTTATTACGGCAAACTGCACTTTGTGGACGGACGGGAGATTGCATAG